GTGGGATGGCGCGGACCTGACCGACATCACCCGGGTGGCGTACACGTTCTGGAGCGTGGCCGACATGACCGACGCGCTGACCAGCACGGCGCTCGGGGCATCGTACGGCGACCTGCGATCGCGGCTTGAGGCCGGCGAGTCGCTCATCATGGACGCGGAGCTGCAGGCGATTGCCGGGCTCACGTCGGCAGCCAACAAGGGCATCCAGTTCACCGGCGCCGGCACCGCCGCGACCTTTGACCTGACGGCCGCCGGCAAGGCGCTGCTGGACGATGCCGACGCCGCGGCGCAACGCACGACGCTGGGGCTCGGCACGGCGGCGACGCTCGCGAGCGACACCGACATCACGCTCGCGGCCGACAGCGACACCGTCGTCGCAACCCAGAAGGCGACCAAGGCGTATGTCGATGCACAGTTCGCTAGCGTCGGCACTGGGGATGTCGTTGGCCCCGCTTCTGCCGTCGATGAGAACTTTGTCTTCTTCGACGGTACCAGCGGAAAAGACATCAAGGACAGCGGGCTTTCGTTCGACACCGACGACACCCTGGCGGCGGACAGTGACCTGGTGATCCCGAGCCAGAAAGCGGTGAAGGCCTACGTCGATGCTTCGCTGACGTCTTCTGCTTCGCGGTGGAAGGATTCTGTCCGAGTCGCCACGACAGCCTCCGGCTCGATCGGCGGCGACTACGAGGACGGCGACACGGTGGACGGGGTCGTGTTGGCCACCGGCGATCGCATCCTCATCAAGGACCTCGCCGGCATCGCTGCACCGAACAACGGCATCCGCGTCGTCGCAGCCTCTGGCACGCCCTCAAGGGCCAGCGACTGCAACCACGGCGACGAGGTGTTAGACATGCTGGTCGTGGTGCGCGAGGGCGCGATCAACGGCGGCACCATCTGGCACTGCACGACGCCAGGGCCGATCACGATCGACTCCACCGACCTGGAGTTTGAGCAAGTCGGCAGCCCCCCTTCGGGTGGGACCGCTGGAAAGCACGCGATCTACATCGCCGCCGGCTCCATGCTCCCGAGCGCCACCGGCGGATGCGCCGCGTTGGCAGCCATTGCCTCCGCGGCGAATCAGCCAGACATCACGACGCTGAATTTCGACGCCACAACGCAGGAATACGCGCAGTTCAGCATCGCCATGCCGAAAGCATGGAACGAGAGCACGTTGAGCTTCAAGGCGCACTGGTCGCACCCGGCCACCACGACCAACTTCGGTGTGGTGTGGGACCTGCAGGCTGTCGCGGTGGGCGACGACGACGCCATCGCAGTCGCGTTCGGCACCGCACAGACCTCGACCGACACCGGCGGCACGACGAACGACCTTTACACGTCCCCCGAGTCGTCGGCCATCACGGTGTCGGGCACTCCGGCCGCCGAGGACATGGTGTTCTTCCGCGTCTCGCGAGTGACCGGCAACGGCTCGGACACGATGGCCGTCGATGCCCGCCTGCACGGGATCACGCTCTACATCACAACCGACGCGGAGAACGACGCGTGATGCTCGACACCGACGCCCCCGCGGGCTACCAGCGCGCGCCCAGCGGCCTCCTGCTGCCAGAGCGCACCCGGCGCCGGCCGCAGCGCGCGATGCTGCACCAGTTCCAGCAGGGCCAGTTCGGGCGCTCGCAGCGGTCCGTGTCTTCTGCCAACGCCGACGCCTACAACATCTACACGAATTTGCTCGCATGGTGGGGATTCGAGCAGAACAACTCAGACACCTATTGGGACGACCTGCACACCAATAACCATGATCTGACACTCGCCAATGGCGCGGCCACGTCAGCCAGAAGCGGCACGTCTGGAATATCTGGCCGGCGGACCTTCAACACAACACCAGGCTCTGCGCTAACAGCAACCAATCACTGTTCGTACATTCTGCGAGCAAATACTGCGTTCGATTTCGGTGACGTTGATTTCTCAATCATGTTTTGGTTTAAGTCCATTAGTGCGGACTTGCTGAACAACCGCGACTCTATTGGAATAGGTCGGTATTACTCCACTGGCGCAGGCCAGCGCAATTATGCGTTTGTAAACACCAAAAGAGCCGGCGTCGATAGCTACGGGTTCATTGTTAGAAACGCGGCCGACAGCGCGAGCACGGATCTACTTCATCCGTCGATTACCCCTGACACACTTGGTGATACCCACCCATGGGCGCAGGTTGTCTGTGTTCACGACTCAGTAAACGATGAGTTGCGGCTGTATATCAACAATGTTAAGACCAGCGTCTCTCACTCCGGCGGCGTATATAGCGGCGGCAATCAAAACTTCTGCCTTGGCAATGCGATGCATAGTGACACCACCATTATCAGCTATGGTGAGACTTGGTCATTTCAGATGGACGAAACCTGCGTGGCAACGCGCGCGTTTACTGATGCAGACGTCGCTTATCTCTACAACGCCGGTGCAGGCAAGTCCTATGCGGCCGTCAAGGCAGACGCCGGATTCTGATTCTCAACCGTCCCAGAAAGGACAAACACCATGACCACCGTCACCGTAACCACCGCCTTCGGCTCGCAGCAGTTTCCCGCTGGCACGCCGCCCGTCGCGAAGATCCGCTACACGCTGCAGAAGAGCAGCGACGGCGGCGTGAACTGGGCAGGCTACGGCTCGGCGATCGACGTGGCGCCGGGTCTCGATGGCGTGTTCAGCGTCCCTGACGGGATGTATCGCGCCTCTGCGCAGGCGATGAGCACGGGCGCATTCCTCGGCACAGCGGTGGTGTCTGATCCATTCACTATCAACACCGCGGTCACGCTCAACGTACCGATCAGCGTCATGGTGGCAATGTGAGCACGCCAATTCCGGTGAGTCGCAACGTGCCGGTGCGGGTCACCGTCACCGTCAATCGCTGACGAGCCCCGGGAGCCACCCGATGTCCGACGCGCTGAAGCTCACGATGCTGACCTGGAACGGTCACGTCGGCATCGCCCGGCACGACGGCGTGTCGGTGGAATTCTCCATCTGGCCCGCGGCGGCGCTGCCTGGTGTGCGCCTGCACTCCATGCGCTACGTCCCCGGGCATCACGAGTTCGAAGTCATCGACGCCATCACCGGGCCGCGCCCGCTGACGCGCGACGAGAAGGCCAGCTGTTTCACCTTGCTGAAGGCCATGGTGGCCGCGGCACGCACTGCGCTGCTTGGCGCCTGACGCAATGGGAACACCCGACATGACCCCCTCGCAGATGATGGCCGAACAGGCCGCCTCGTCCGTCCATCCGGCGGCTGCCGGCCTGGCTGGGAAGATGCTGATGCTGGGCCTGCCCGTCGTGGCGACGCTCATCGCGTGGTGGCTTGGCATGCGCTTGGTGCCGCCGAAGACCACGCAGGAGACGGTGAACCGCCTGTTGTCGTGCGCAGTGGCGAGCTTCGTTGTCGGGCTGCCGGTGCTGGTGCTGCTGCGCAAGCACGCGCCGTGGGTCTTCTCGAGCGCGCTCGAACTGGCGCAGGCCGCGCAGCTCGACCCCATCGTCGGCTTCTTCGCGGTGATCGGGTGCGTGCTGCTGCTGTGCTCGCTGCCCGGGCCCTGGATCATCGTGGCCTACGTGCGGTGGTTCGAGCGCCGCAAGGGCAAGGACCTGGGGCAGATGGCCGGCGACGCCGCGGTCGACGTGCGCCGCGTGGTGGTGCCATTCCAGAAGGGGCCCGAGCAATGAAGCTGCTGTCAGGGCTTCACCGGGCGGCCGCTCGTGACCGTCTTCCACAGCGAGCCGTCGCGAATGCGGGTGATGATCTTGATGTCGACACCAGCCACCCGCGCAAGGACCGAAGGGCGAACGCCCTGGGCCAGTTGGCGACGAATCTCCCTCACCGCCGCGGCGGTCAGCTTTGCCTGATGGTGCGCTTCGCCGCGCCCATTCGGCAGCAGGCCGGATTCCCACTGATGCTGGGTGTTCCTGCCCAGGGTCACCCACTCCAAGTTTCTCGGCACGTTCCTCGTCTTGTCCCCGTCGATGTGGTTCACCGACAGGCTTTCGTCGAAGCCTGGGACGAAGGCCTTGGCCACGAGGCGGTGGACGTACTCCTTGGTCCGCTTGCCGGCGTGCATCACGGCCACACGCAGGTAGCCGGTGCTGCGCTCCATGTGCTGGCAGACCAGCCGCTCCTTGCGCGTCGCGGTGAGCACAACACCAGGGGCAGCCGCCCTGCAGAACGTCGTGGTTTGAGCGGGTGCTTTCACCCGCCCGTGGTCAGAAACGATCCAGGTCAGGCCCTTCAATTCGACGCTGGCCCATCGCTCTATGTTTGTGCTCATGGTCCACATTCTATGGGGGCAAAGGCGTGAATCCGCAACTGCCAGACCTGGCCTTGCCGTGGCCCATTGGGCGCACCGCATTGGCCTTGATCGCCATTCGGGAGGGGTGTCACCTGACCGCGTACTTGTGCCCCGCCGGTCGATATACCTGCGGCTGGGGCCAGACCGGCCCCGACATCCACGAAGGCACGACGTGGACGCAGGAGTACGCCGACCAGCGGCTGCTGCAGACGCTGACCGGCCTAGCCCGTGAAGTACGCGAGGCCTGCACGGTGGCGCCGAACCAGAACCAGCTCGGCGCCATGGTGTCCCTGGCCTACAACATAGGCATGGGCTGGAAGGGCACGAAGAAGCCCGCCGGCGCGAAGGATGGTTTCCGGCAGTCGACGGTGCTGCGCCAGCACAACGCGGGCAACTTCGACGCGGCGGCCGGCGCCTTCAAGCTGTGGAACAAGGCCGGCGGCAAGGTGCTGTCCGGGCTCACGTCGCGGCGCCTGGCCGAGGCCGCGCTCTACGCCCAGCCGCTGCGCGGCGCTGCGCCGGCGCCGATGCCGCAGGAGGTCGACGCCGAGTCGAAGCTCACCGCCAGCCCGATCGCGCAGGCCGGCGGCGCCACCGTTGCCACCGGCGCGATCAGCGTGTTCGGCGTGTTCGCTGACCAGGTAGCGGTGCTCAAGGGCTACGTCGCCACGGTCAAGGGCTTCATCGTCGACACGGTGGGCATTCCCGCCGATGCGGTGCTGCCGGTGCTGCTGATCGTGGCCGGCGGGGTCGTCATTTACTGGAGATGGCGTCAGCGCCAGGAAGGCTTCGCATGAAAGCCGGCATCGTCATCGACGACTGGAAGTTGTCCATCTTCGAGCGGCACTTCAAGCAGTCCGGCTACGCGTTCGAGAACGCCGGAAAGCTGACCACCGGCACGCTGCTGCTGAAGGTCGAGACCAGCAACCTCGAAGCGCTCAGTGTGGTCGTTAAGGCGGCCAACACCGAGGCCGCCATGACCGGGAAGCCGCAGTGATCGGCGCCGCCCTGGCCATCGTCCGCGGCTTTCACCCGCTGGTGTGGGTGATCGTCGCGGCGCTGGCCTGGGGCACCTACCAGAAGGTGCGGGCCGAGCACCACGCGGCCGCGCGCGAGAAGGCTGCGGCGCAGACGGCGATCGAGCGCGAGGAGGCCTTGCATGCGTCGATCGCCACCACCCAGCGGCGCATCGCCGCGCAACAGAAGGCGCTTCACCATGCGCAGGCTCAAACGACGGTGGCTCGTGCTGCTGCTTCCGCTGCTTCAGCTGCTGCTGATCGGCTGCAGCAGCGCATCGCGGCAGTCCAGGCCCGTGCCCGAAGCAGTGATCCCGCCGCTGCCGGCGCAAGCGCGACAGACCAGCTCGCCGACGCACTCGGCCGATGCGCAGGCGCGTATCGACAGCTGGCTGACACCGCCGACCGCAGCGTCATCGCCGGCCGGGCCTGCGAAGCCGCCTACGACTCCCTGACGCGATGACCACCGCGCATGACGAGGCGGTCGCCGCCTTGCACCAGCTGCCCGACGGCGAGGCCGCCCGCATCCTGCAATGGGCGCTGGTCGAGCAGCGCTCGACGTGCGAGATCGCCAAGCTGCTGGGCATCAGCGAGATCGACGCCGAGACGCGATACCAGCAGGCACTGATCGACCTGCAGACCCGGCGCCGCCAGGACGTGGACGGCATGCTGCTGGTGTGGGACGCACGCGAGGGCCGCGGCAAGGCCCGGTTCGGCGGCGTCTCGGTCGAGCTGGCGCACGCGCCGGACATCGGCGTCACCGGGCTGCGCCGCATCGACATGCTGCCCGGGCGCGTGGCCGAGTTGCGCGTGAGCGGCCAGGCCTCGCGCCTGGTGACCGTGGCAGAGCAGGCCCGCGCGCTCGCCTGGTTGCGCCACCTTGCCGCCACGGTGCGCGCCGCTGTGCGGCCGCTGCTGCTGAACCACGACATCCCGACGGTGACGGCACCCATGCCGCTCACCGACTGGCCGGCCCTCGAAGTCACCAACCGGAGAACCCCGTGAAGACGAAGCGCACCCCCAAGGTCGAGACCTACAAGGACAGCGACGGCGAGTGGCGCACCCGCGTGCGCGCCAAGAACGGCCGCATCGTGCTGCCTCAGGAGTCGCACAAGGACAGCACGAAGGCCAAGCGCGCCATCCGTGCGGCGATCGCGGCCCTCACCGACCCCAGCCTGCGCTGGGTCGACCTCTGACCGGAGCCAGCCATGTCGATCAAGACCTCCACCAAGACCAAGTTGCTGATCGCCCTGGGCGCATGGGTCGTGCTGTACCTGCTGGCCACGGCGTTCAACCCCGCGAACCCGGCCGAGCCGCCGCGCATCCTCGGCACGGCCGACATGGCCGACGGCTCCACGCTCGTGTTCTACAACGACGCGGGCCCCACCTGCATCGGGCCGGCCAAGCGCGCCGAGCTCGTCGCGCTCGACGGCGCGCGCATCGGTGCCTGCTGGGTGCCTCGCCCGCAACACCTGGCTGTCGTCTTCTTCGATGGCGACATCGGTGCCGTGCCCGTCAGTGCGCTGAAGCCGCCCAAGGACGTCTGATGGACCGCGGCCCCAGCCGGAGCAACTGCCTGCTGTGGGCCGTGGCGTTTTGGTGGCGCCGCCACCGGAAAGGCTACGAAGGACATGTCACGCTGCGCAAATCACGCTGGGGCTACTTCCCCCACGTCTGCTACCTCGAGCACCGTCCTCGCACCGGCACCATCAGGCTGGTCAGCTACAAGCCGCTTTCGCCGCGCAAGCGCCTGGTGCCGCCGCCGATCTTCCACGGCTTCAACGCCTGGGGCGACAATCCGCATGCGCAGCGCGACCCCCCGCCGGTATCGAACTGCAGCCCGCAGCGCGATTAGCACCACGCTGTTCGCGCTCGGCGTGCTCGTGGTCTACGGTGTGTTCGCGCTGGCAGGCGCGCTGGGCGCGGTGCTGACGGCGAGCCAGGCGCTTGGCGCGATCGGCAGCCCCGATCGAGGTTGATCGTCAGGGCTATTGACGGGGCGATTTCAGGGGGTTGCCGGGGGTGCCAAGGGGTGCTCGCTTCGTGTTGATACCCCACTAAACCCCTGTCATTCCCCTCTGGTTTGGTTCGAGTCCAATCGCGCCTACCAATGAGGGGGAATTGTTCAGGGCGATTCCTGGGCAATTCCCCCGCCCAGTAGGGCATCCGCCGCAGCGTTCTGCGCGGCGTCGAGCTTCCCCAATTCCCTGCCGCGGTCGGCCGCGTCGATCCACTTCGCGTAGGTCGAAAACAGCATCTTCGCCGAGCGGTGCCCCATCTGGCGCGAGATATAGGCCGGGTTGACCCCGCCCATCAGCGCCGAGGTGGCGTAGGTGTGCCGCGTGTTGTAGGCCCGCCGGTGGCGGATGCCAAGCCGCTTGAGCACGGGGCTCCAGTAGTGGTCGCGTTGGCTGCGCTCGTCGTGCCACGGTCGGCCGGTCACCGGGTTCATGAAGACGTCCGGCTCCTTCTTCATGAAGGTGTGCGGCTTCATCGTTTTCAGTGCCTCGAGCGCGCGCCGCGTCAGTTCGATGTCGCGCACCTGATAGGTCTTGATCGCCTTCGTCTCGCCGGCCACCCTGGCGCGCTCGATGCGAGCTGTTCCGTGCTGCCAGTCGATGTCGCCCCAGCGCAGCGCGATCTGCTCTTCAGGGCGCAGCCCGGTGGCGAAGGCGAAAGCGAAGTAGGCCCACACGCGAGGGTCGCAGTGCTTGTGCATGTGCGCCAGCACGCGGTCGCGCTCCTCGTCGCTGAGAGGATCCGGCGGCGGCTTCTGGTGCTGCACGTTCTCGATGCCGTCGGTCGGGTCGTCGAGCTTGATGTCACGGCCGGCAAGCCGGAACACCCCACGCAGGCAGATGAGGTAGTTGTTCAGCAGCTTCGGCGATGCCCAGGCATGCGAGCCGATCTTGGCCGCCATGGCCCCGTGCTTGATCGAGCGGATGGGCGTGGCGGCGCCGAACATGCCCTTCCACACCTCCAGCGCGTTGCGGTACTGGTCCTTCGTCTTTGTGGCCAGTTGCCCCTTGGATTCAAGGTACTGCTCGCAGGCCTTGCCGAACGTCAGGCTGCCAGCCAGCGGCGCGTGCTTCGAGTCCGGGAAGAAGGTCGCGTACTCGAAGGTGCCGGCCTTGATGGCGGCGCGCACGTCCTTGGCCAGCCGGCGCGCCACCTTGACGTTGACCGCTGTCGGCAGCTGCACCACGCCGTCGACCTTGAAGGTTTCTCGGCGGGGCTTCCCGACCGGCCAAGTGAAGGAGATGCGAATCGAACCGTCGCGCACGGTCACGCCGTCGCCGTCACGCCCCATGGCCTGCCTCCACCCATTGCTCGAAAGCCTTCATGTCGATGTAGATGTGCCCGTCGGGCGCCTTGCGGTAGTGCTTGCCATCGGTCCAGTGGCCGTCTTCAATCTTGCGACGGATGGCCTTCTCGGTGAGCCCGATCGCCGGCGCGGCAGCCTTGATGAGGCAATAGCGCGCCGGGCCGATGACGATGACGGCTTCAGCCATGGCCGCTCTCCTTTGCCGTTGGGGGCTGTTGGGTAGCGCGAGAGGCCCGCGCTGCGTCGATGGCGGCGTCAAGGTCGCGCTCATCGCAGTACCAGGACATGTCGAACCGGCCGCGTGGCACGCCGTTGTAATGGGGCGGCAGCCAGTCGATCTGCTTCTCCTTCAGCCACCGATACCGCTCCGCGTCTTCCCGCTCATCTCGCCCGCCTGCGGCCGCAGCGAATCGGTGGGCGGCATCGATCGCCACCTCTGCATCCGCTATCACGGCATCCGCCTGTGCAAGCAGTTTGTCGGTGTCGTCTGGTCGCCCGCCTGCGGGCTCTGCGCGAGCGGCACGGGTGTAGCGATTCAGGACGTTGCGGACACCATTGATAAACGCCTTGCCCAAGTCAGTGATCTGTCGGTCGCCGTCGCTCAGGTAGGGCTCGGTCAGCCCTTCCACGCCTACATCTTCGGCCGCACGGATCAGGTCCCAGGACTTCGGCTCGTACTTGGACCGCTCCAAGGCCGGCCCGGTCGGAGCGGGCTCTGCGCGAGTAGCGGCGAGGACAGCGCGGGCGAAGTACCTCAGGTCGCCTGAGTGGACGGTCTGAAAGCCTCCGTCATAGCCGAGGGCAGTGCGCGCAACCTCCGCGATCTGCTCATCGGTCAGCTCGGTCGGCGCCACCCCTGCGCTCGGCGCGCAAGATGCGTTGCCACAGCGACCTTCAGCGTGGCCGGCTTCGCCGCAATCGTTAGAAGCCATCGAACTCTCCCAGGTTCTCGAACTCGCGTTCGCTCAAGTACACGTCGGCGACCACGTAGGGCGACTCGTCTCCAGCCCCGCGGGCATCGCCCACGTAGGTGTCGCCCTCGGATGGATGCATGACGCAGTGCGCGCCGTTGAGGCTCACGCGCACGTAGCGGGCGCGCGGCTCACCGAAGGCGTCGAACATCAGGCCATTCGGTTGCGCCACCCCTGCGGTTGCCTGGGGTGCGGCCTGTGCTGGTGTGGCCTGGAGAGCGGAGTGCAGGATTTCGCCAGCGATGGCAAGGTCTGGTGGCTCAAAATCCTGCAGGGCAGACTGGATGGCGCGGAGCACTTTGTTGTGCACCGATTCGCGCTTGAGCGCATCATTCAGCGCATCAAGCCGCTCCTGCGTGTGTTCGCCGCAAGTGCACTGATGCTTGGCGCCTTCGTCGTCTTCAAGCATGCCAAGCAAGCAGGAAGGCCCGTGCTCGGGCGCCTCCTGTGCTGGTGTGGGGTGGGTGGCACGCCCGGCTTCGTACGCTTCCCGAATCGCATCGAACACGATGGCGGTCGTCCAGCGGGACTCACCCTTCGCGCGGTGTCGGTCCATGATCCGCTCAAGCAAGGCTCCCGGCGCCCCTTGAGCTGCCGTCTCGGCCGGCACCCCCTCCTGTGCCCCGGACAGGAGCGCTTCGAGCTTCGCCTCGGCATCGTGCGCGCGGCGCAGCGCCTCGTCGCCACGCTGGTCGGCCTGCTTCACCTGGATGCGCAGCTGCGCGATCTCCGAGACGCGATCGCGCCAGCCGGGGATGAATTCGTCCAGCTCGCCAGTGCCGAAGCCACCGCGGCAGCCACGACCCTCAAGGTCGATCAGCGCCGGCTGCGGGCCCCAGCGTTTGCAGTAGGCCGCATAGGCCTCCAGATGCAGCGACCAGGGGATGCCCTGCGGCCAGCCTTGCACGGGCGCGGTCTTCTCGACCGGCCGTCGCGCCAGCAGCGCGCGAGCCGCGGCGTAGACGTAGGGCTTCAGATCGTCGCAGCCCGGCTTGATCGTGAACCCGTTGGCGAGGAAGACCTCGCGGATGTCAGCGTCGTTCATGATGTTGCTTGCGGTCATGGGGTCGGTGCTCCTGGGCAAACGATCGGGGTCCAGTGGGTGTGGTGGCCGGTCCAGCTTTCGCAGTTCGGGTGGCCGACGTAGGGGTCCTCCTCGAGGGGGAACTTCCACCACAGCACGCAGCTGTCTTCCTCGTTCCACTCGTCGAGCGGGCGCGGGCGTGGGCTGGCCAGCTGGGCTGCGGTGGCCGCAAACCGAACGACCTGGGCGTCGGACTTCTCCAGCTCGTCGGCGGCCTCCTGCATCAGCTGGTCGGCCTGGTTGAGCGCAACGGCGCGCTCGACCGTGTAGCCCGCGAAGCGCTCGGGATAGTCCGCCTGGTGCTGGCGCAGCCACTCGCGCGCCCCTCGCTCCGGGTCGAGCACCGCGTCAGGCCCCTCGCGGCTGAACCACATGGCCATGCCCTTGCGGTCGGGCGTCACGATGCGCCATTCGATGCGGCCTGCGCTGGCCTCGCGCAGGCGGCGGATGAGGTCGGCGTTGATCATGCTGGGAACCCGTCGTGCGTCGCGCCATCGAGCAGGCGGCCGGCGGCCTTCTTGCGGAGGCGGCCGCGCGACTGGTTCAGGTCGACCATTTCGTCGCGCATGCGGTCGCGCTCGTGCGACGGATCGAAGTGCGGGCCGTACCACGGGAACGGGTCATCGAAACGCCCTTCCTCCAGGTGCTCCCACAACTGCAGCGCGAGCCATGCATGCTCCCGCTTGATCAGCAGGTACGGCTCCAGAAGCTCGATGATTCGAGCCGCGACACCACCCTGGCGGGACCACTGGAATTGGTGCCGATGGCCGGGGTTGGCCGGGGCATAGCACGACACCGTGCCACCCCACAGCGAGGCGGCCAGGTCGTGCGGCTCGCGACGGGTGCCGGCGATGCCGACCTGAGGCGCGTGGTACACCTTGCCGGCGCGCACGCTGCGGTTGATCGTGATGTAGCCGTCGCCGTCGATCATGCCGGCGAGATAGGCGAGCGTCGTCGCCTCGATGCTGGTGTTCTCGGCCATGGTCAAGCCCTCCGAAATTCGATGGCCCATACCCAGGGATTCGCCTCCACGCTGCCCGGGCCGTTGATGGCCTCCCACAGCGATAGGTACGACTGGCAGGGGTTATGGCAGTGAAAGTGCGTGCCGTCCTCGACGTGCCACCCCATCAGCGAATTGCTGAAGACGATGCCCTCGGCCTTGGCGTCAGTGCCGCTGATGTCCTGCAGCCGCTCGATGCGGACGCCGGTCACCTCCAGCGTGATGCGGCTGGCGGCGCGCGGCATGTGGATGCTGGGTTTCCATCCGCGGCAGGCGTGCCTGACGATTGCATCCAGCGTTCGGGCCAAGTCTTCGCTGCGCGGGTCGGCTCGGTAGAGGAAGCGCTCATCGCTACCGCGGCACCACGTCTCGCGCACCCACAGCCGATCGCCGGGCTTGCCGTAGGGGCACGCGATCGGCGACTCGATGTCGTAGCCCTTCGAGTCCCGGTAGAAGCTGCTCTCCCCATCACCGCTGCGATAGGGAACCGGGCCGCGGCCGTAGTCCTGCAGCACAAAGCCCTCATCGTTGCCGACCGGCTTCACCGCCCGCCGCGTCTGCGTCTTCGTGCCGGCCAGGATCGCGCGCACCATCGGCGCGCTGAAGAGGATGGGGATGTCCTTCATTGCGCTCCCCCGAGAAGTGGCACGGGCGTGCAGCTGTAGGGCAGCATCAGCGGGTGCTCGGGAATGCCGTCAGCGAGCAGGCGCAGCGCGCGCAGGCGCACGCCGGCAAGCGCGAGATACGAGGCCAGTTCGCGCGGCCGGTTGAGGTTGCGGGCGTTGGCGCCCCACGCGCAGATGACGTAGCCGCGCTCGTGCGCCTGCATCGCCTCAAGGCGCCCGGTGATGATGCTGTCGTTGTCGGGGCCGATCGGATACCCGGCATTGCGCAGGTCGGCGGGCTTGGTGGCGCGGAAGGCGAAGAGGTTGAACACCTCGATGCCGCCGAACCCGAGGCGCGTGGCGAAGCCGATGCACTTGCGGATGGTGGGGTCGTCCTCGGCCGCGTCGGCGGTGCTCGGGTTGAGCATGATGAAGACGAGCGGCTTCAGCGCCGAGTCCCACTCGCGCGTGAGGCGGTACCGGAAGCGACCGCAGTCGCTGATGGTGGCGTCGCGCTTCATGGCTCAGTCCGTCGGCCCGAAGGGCGTTCCGCTGCGATCGCCCATCCAGCCGCGCTGCGGCAGCGGCTCGATCATCTGGTTGACCATCGGCCCGTTCATGAAGACCGGGCCCTGCACCACGGGCGAGAAGCGCACGTAGGCGGGCAGGATCGCCGGCAGCGTCATCTCGTCGCGCACCGTGCTGGGCAGCAGCAGCACCCAGCCCTGGTCGGGCGGGCAGCCCTTGCGGACCATGAACTCGCGGAAGGGCTCCGGCGGCGTCTCGGCGAGCAGCTTGGCCGCGCGCTGGATAGCTTCCAGCGTGAGCGGCCCGGTGGTGCCCGTGCTGGCGGTGCTGGCGCTGGTACAGGGGTCGTCGTCGATCACAAGGACTCCAGGTGTGGGGTGGGGCCGGACGTACCGGGAAACACGAGCCGCGCGGATGTGAAGGAGGTGACGAGGAATTGCAACCCCGCCGCGCGCGTCGTGACCGCCGGGCCGGCCCCGTTGAACTCAGGTGGTGGCCGCGCTGGGTGCTGCGGCCTGGGCGCGCGCCTGGCCGGTCTGGTAGGGCATCCAGGTCGCCACGTAGTCGCCGGCGCCGTGCCGGTCGTCGGCGCCCGGATCGCGCAGCGGCACCGAGCAGCGCGCGAAGGTGTTGCCCTGGTGGTCCGTGACTCGCAGGTTCACGCAGGTGTCGCCCCACACGTAGACGATGGTGGCGTCGAACGGCACCGTGGGGTTGTTGATGTTGCCGGCGAGGGTCGGCTCGTAGAACCAGACCTTGCGGCCGATCGTGGGCTTGATGCTGCTCATGAGGTGCTTTCAGAGAGTTGAAGGGAATGGGCCGCGCTCCACCGGCGCGCGGCGGGGCCGGTCAGCGGCAGGCCTTGCGGTGCCGCTTCTGGTTGCGCTTCTTGCGGGCCATGCGCTGGCCCTGGCGGACGGACCAGCCGTCGTTGGCCAGGTACTTCCACCGGCGCGTGGTCCACGGGCGCCGCGCCCAGGCCTCCTTCTCAGACAACCCGCCGCGGCGGGCGTCCGAGTTGGTGTCGCCGGTGCCGACGGTGCCGCCGGTGGCGACCGTGGTGCGCGTCGATCGCGCGCCATCGGTCGACGACTGCGCAACGGCGGGTGCGGGCGCCGGCACCGCGCTGGCGCCCAGCAGCGCCAAGGCGCCGATGGCCAGCAGGTTGGAGCGTGAGCTGCGCATGGTCAGTCGCAGGAGCCCATCAGCAGCGGCACCGCGCCCAGGCCCTGGCGCACGGTGCTGATGAGGTCGTCAGCCGCAGCCTTGTGGGCCTTGTCCAGGCGCTGCAGCTCGTAGTAGAACGACAGCTTCCCGGCGTTGTTCCGGTACTTCAGCCGCGCCACGAGCGAGCTGGCCATCAGGTCACCGTGGAACACGGGGATGGCGATGCCGAAGCGCTCGAACAGCTGCATTGCCTCGGTGGTGCCCGCGTCCGCATCGGCGATGTACGTCAGGCGTTGGCCACCGCTTTGCAGCTTCACCGCGGACTTGAAGACCTTCTCCTCGTTCATCACGAAGTTGGTGGCCATTTCCATCAACTGGATGCTCGTGGGCAGGCTGTTGGAGCCGCTGTTGATGTCTTCCTCGTGGTCCTGCAGCCACTGCGCGAAGTCGACCTGCGAGAACCCCTTCCGGTCCATCGCCTTCCAGGCTTTCCACTCCGCGCTCATGTCGGGAGTGAACGTGGCCTTGTGGCGGCGCCAGCCGGCGGTGCCCTTGACGTGCTCGTCGATCACGCCGGTGAACGACAGCGCGAACGTCTGCGGGTCGAACGAGCACCAGACCACGGAGCCATCGTCGGTGGCGTGGCGCTTCATGTAGGCCAGGAAACTCGCGGAGTGCGAGAAGACGGCGGTGGCCTCGGTGGCGCGCGGGTGCGCCAGGTGTTCCTCAAGGTCCACTTCGAGCTTCCTGACGTCAGTGCCCTTCGGCACGGCCGCGTGCAGGATCTTGAGCCCGGTCACGCCGGTGTCGACGGTGTCGAGCACCTGGGCCTTCGGCAGCACTTCGGCCAACGTCTCGGCCAAGTTCTTCGCGTTTTGCATGTCCATGGGAATGGGTTCTCCTGTGTCGTTGGTGGTGGTGGGGAATCAGCCGGCGGCGACGCTGGTCACGACACCCGTGTCGGGGTCGACGTGCTCGCGCATGGTTTCGCGCAGCGCGCGCTCGGGCGTCTGCTCGCCGCGCACCTCGCGCCTGGTCTCGGCCACGCGCAGGTCCAGCTTGCGCTGCTTGGGGTTGTCCACCGAGAGGTCGAACTCCTCGGTGACGTAGAACATGTCGGCGTCGGGCGCCTTCTCGGGCGTCTTGTCGGTGACCTTGGCCAGGATCGACACCAGCGCGTTGACCTTCTTGACGTCCAATGTGATCGTCAGTTTCCCGGGCTTGCCGGTCTCCTCGACCATGCGGAGCACGTTGGCGAACAGGTCGCTGCAGGTGTCGACGAACAGGCCGTTTTGCAGCTTGTTCAGGTGGTGGGTGATGGGCTTGCCCATGGGTGCTGGTCCTTTTCAATCGTTGGTTGCGGGGCGGCGGTGGAGCGGAAAGTCAGGCGCGCTGCCGCCGGTGCAGCGCGTTTTCGTTGGCGGCCAAGCTCGGAACGAACTCCAGCGTGAGGAGCCTCTGCGCGCGGTTGCGCTGATAGCGCCGCGTCGATTCAAGGCTCGTGATTGGCGTGGGGCGTGGGGCGTCGGTGCCTCCAGCCTTCAGGCTATAAAGGGCAGTTGGGGTACCGTTGCAGTGCATGCGCGGTTCCCATTCGGTGATGCGGGCCAGCCGCGCCTCGCGCAGCGCGCGCACTGTCTGGCTCGCATACCTGACGTTGAGGCCGCTTGCCTCTGATAGCTCGGCCAGGCTGGCGTCACCTTCTTCCAGGCGCTTCAGCAGATTGACGAACGCGATCAGGTTCGTTCCCGCGTGCGCGGTCATGGCGCTGCCCTTCTTGCCGGGATATGGCGCGTCAGGCTGCCGGCCGTAGCCGTAGCGGGGCACGTACATTCCGAGGCCGGCCTCGCGCACCCATTTGCGGACGTGAATGAAGCCGTGCTTCCACAGCGTGTTCAGGAGGTAGCGCAGGTTGCAGGCGTTGTTCACCTCCAGCGCTGCAGCGACGTCACGCAGCGTCGCAGGGCGCCAGTGCAGTCGCGCCAGGATGCGCACGTAGCCGGTGAGGCCGAGGCGGCCTGATTGCTTCTTGAGCATGGTGGTCATTTCTAGAACGGGATGTCGTCGTCCATGTCGTCGAAGCCGGTCGACGGCCGAGACGACGGGGCAGGGCGGCGCGGCTGGTTGCCGCTGTTGGCGGGCTGGCGCTGGCCGGCAGCGCGCTCGGGGTGGTACTCGCCGGAGGCGTCGGTGCCCTCGTTGCGCGGGCGCTCGCGGCGCGGCTGCTTGCCGCCGCCCTCACCGTCCTCGCGCGAGCCGAGCAACTGAAGCGACTCGACGATGATTTCGGTGGTGTAGTGGGTGACGCCGTCCTTCTCCCACTGGCGGGTCTTGAGGCGCCCCTCGCAATAGACCGGGCGACCCTTCTGCAGGTACTCCCCCGCAATCTCGGCCACGCGCCCGAAGCAGCTCATCCGGTGCCACTCGGTTTCCTCCTCGCGCTCGCCGGACTGCTTGTTCTTCCACTGCCGCGACGTGGCGACGGAGAAGTTGCACACCGGGTCGCCGTTGGCCATGTAGCGCAGCTCGGGATCGCGCCCGAGGTGGCCGAGGATGATGACTTTGTTGACGCTCGGCATGGCCTTCAGGCCCCCGCGCCGAGGTAGGCGTCCAGGCGCGGCGCTGCGGCATCGCAGTGCTCGCGCAGCGCCTGCCACCAGCCCGCGGGGACTTCGCCCAGGCCCGAGCGCACCAGGCGTACGAGCTCGCGGTAGTCGGTGACGAGCTGGTCCGGGTCCGGTGCGTCGTCCGGCTCCAGCAGGATCACGCGCGTGGGCGTCGCCGCCACCATCGGCGCCACGTCGATGCCGCCCTCGTCGTCGTCGTCGTCGGGACCGTCGAACGAGGCCGACAGCGCGATGGCGCCGATGCGCTCGGCCTCGGCGGCGTCGGGGCACACCGCGACGGCCACCTCATCGATGCGCAGGTCTTCGTCGTTGAATCGGAGCACCTGATCGGGCTGCAGCAGGCCGCGAAGGCTTGCCAGCGGGGCGGACACCGGCGCGCTGTGATCGGCGCGCGCCGTGCCCTCATCACCACTCGGCGAGGCTTCAGCCGCTTCGGCCTCGCTGCTGGCACACAGGGCTGCTGCAGCAGCCACAGACCCGTCGTGGGCGTTCGGGTTGACCTGGGCGGCTTCGGCACAGGTGCCAGGGTTCTCCGCCTCCCCGGCTGCGGCCCCAGCAGCATGGGAGACAGCTTCGGCGGCTGCCTGCGCCTCGACGGCATCTGCCGCCGACACGGTTTTCGGGAAAGGCCACACCGGCCGCGTCGCGGGCGCGGGGGCGTGGGCCTGCAGCGCATCCAGCGCGTCGATGTAGGCCCGCAGGTGGTCCGGGTGCACGCGCTTGCCCGACTCGTCCGGGTGCGCTGCCAGGAAGCGGTCACGCACCGCGTAGGCGAGCTCGGCACCGCAGCGGTCCCAGGCGCGGTCGAAGGCTTCGGTGACCTCGGCCTGCAGCTTCACGGCCGCCTCGCGCTCGGCCAGCTGGCGATCGCGCTCGGCCTGCTCGGCAGCGATGCGCGCGGCCTCGACGCGTGCGGCTTCCAGCCGCGCCGCTTCCTCGCGCGCCGCGGCCTGCTGCTTCAGGCCGTCCATCCGCTTCAGCGTGTCGGCCTTCGCGACGCGCCAGTGCTCGGCCACGTCGAAGGCAATTTCCGGCGTCGGGACCAGCTCCAGCTTCTGGATACCGTGGCCGATGCGATCGGACGTCATGCCATCCTGACCGCACAAGGTGATCCAGCTGGCCAGCGCCTCGTCCACCTGGTCGCGCAGGCCCTGCAGGCGCGCATCCTCGGCCCGCTGCTTGGCTTTCGCCTCTTCGGCCTTGCGGATCTCCTCGGCGTCGATCTCGGCCTGGCGGTCGTCGATCAGCTTCGTGAGCGGCGCGGCCAGTTCCTTGTACGCGGTGACCTTCTCGGCCTGCTCGGCGCGGACCAGCTTTGACACCGCGGTCAGCTTGGTCACCAGCGCATTGCCCACCTTGTTGGCCTCGGCCTGGGGCGCCGCGCACTCGCGCTCACGGAAGGACTTGATGTCCTTCATGCCCTTGGCAGTGGACAGGTCCCACGCGATGGTGGCGTGCTGCACCTTGGCCTCGGCAATGGCCTTGCGCCAGTCGCCGAACTTGGCCAGCGCCACGTCGGCCAGGTCGATGGTCGACAGGTCCAGCGCACCCGCGGCGGCCACGGCCACCTCGGTGCGCGGGATGAGGTCCGGCTGAATGGCCGGCAACGGGGAATCGAGAACAGCGCTCACAGCGTGCTCCTTCAGAAGGCGGGTTGCAGGAGGGAGGGGAGGGGGGCTTGCTCGACGCTCGCTTCGGCGGGTAGCCAGGGCGGCGTGTCGTGCGCAGCGGGGGCGGCGGCATCGGCGGCCGGCGCGTCCTTGCGGGCGCCGGTGAGCTTCATCGGCGTGCGCAGGATTTCCAGGTTCCGATCAACCATGCGCATGAAGTCGATGAGGCCGGACTCCAGCGCCTCGATGCGCTCTTCGTTGCGGAAGATCCGCTTGACGAACAGGTCCTTGCCGACGGGCGCGAGCCAGGGGCAGTAGATGACCAGGTCGCACCACTGCCGGCCGGTGATCCACAGCTGCCCGTCGATCTGGTGCAGGTACTCCAGGTGGGCCGTCTCGGGGTGCTCCCACACCTGGCCAATCTTCTCGGGCGAGAAAGGGCACTTCACCTCGACCAGCCCGTCGTCGTCGACCATGCCGTCGCAGCTCGCGCCGAAGCGCTCGTCGTCGGTGAGGATCAGGCTCACGTCGTCGATGAAGCGGCCGGTGCGGTGCTCGTAGACGCGCTTGGCCTGCGGCTCCAGCTCCTGGCCGCGGCGCATGGCGAAGGTCACAAACGTCTCGTCCAGCGGCTCGCGCGCCACCGTCTCCAGCGCGATGAGCCAGGCGTAGGCGATGGCGTCGGCGCCCGGCTTGCTGGTGTCCAGGCCTTCGAGCGCGCGCTGAATCACCTCGGCGCGCGGCATCGCCCTGTAGCCGGCGGTCAGGTAGGCGTCCTTCTCGGACATGCCCTTGCGCACTGCGTCGACGTAGGCCTGCTGCTTCTCGTCCAGGCCGCCGACCTTGGACACCGCCTCCTTGAAGCGGGAGGCGGTGGCAGCGCCCGCCCGGGCGCGCAACCAGTCCTGGGAACCCTGGGGGTGGTTGAGGACGATCATTGCGCCGCCTCGGGATGCTTCACGCCAGCATCGGCGGCCTTGGCTGCCTTGCGCAGCTTGTTCCCGTGCTCAACCCAAAACGCTTCGCTTGGCACGTTGGCGTCGTAGAACGCCCGCAGCGCAGCGGTGCCCTTGATCGCCTCGGCCTCGAAGCGGTCCAGCAGCGTCGGCTCGCGCACCGCATCGAGCGCCAGCCGCTTCATCATCCGGTACTCGCTGTCTTCGCCGCCGGCGGCAGTGCCGGTGATCGAGAGCATTGACTGCCGCTTCATGTACGAGCCCGACGACTGCATTTCCTGCATCGGCGTCTTGCGGCCTGACGTGTCGGGCGGGCCTTCGAGCGACAGCGTCTCGGTGTGGCCGTCGACGTGGTCCAGGTAGCACTTGACGTACACCCACGGAATCTGGTTGTTAGGGTCCTCCGGGGTCGGCCATGCCTTGAACCCGAACACCTCGTCGTGGCGGATGGTCAGGCCGTTGTCGGCCAGCCCGGGCGTGAGCAACTCGCACACCACGTCGAATTCCGCTTGCCAGAAGCTGGGCGCGGCCTTGCTCTCGTCCTTGCTGGTCTGCTTCACCTCCTTGGTCTTGGGGATGATGATGTTCAGCTTGCGGAAGCCCAGGAACGCGCGCCGGAAGGCCAGTTCGTTCTGCCGCTTCTGCTCGGCCACCGCGTGCTTGCGCTGCTCGACCTGCAGGGCCAGCATGCGCTCTGCCACCGCCAGCAGGCTCTGCATCTGCTCGGGCGTGGCGCCTGCCATCGCGGCGCGTGCAATGACGTCTTCGACCGTCACCGGGCCGGCCGGCATCGGCGGCTGAACCGGCGCGATGGGCGCGGCCTCCATCACGCGCATGGCGCCGGTGACGGGCTTGGGGTCGAAGGCGGCGAGGTCGAGCTGCTGCACGCGCTCGGCGGTGGCGGTCTGCATGATCTGAAATCCCTTCAGCGGTGAATGCGGCCGCGCAACCGGGCCGCGTGGGCGCGCGAGATGGACGCGCGCTTGAGGAAGTAGCTGGCTTGGCGCTCGAAAAGCACCGCATCGCGCTCGGCGCCGCGGATGCCGCGCTCGTGCCACCAGCCGCGCGTGGCGTCCAGCAGGCGACGGGCCAGCCGCGCCGGGGCTGGCGCCTGTGTTCGGATCGTGCGCATCACTGGTCGTGAGGGCTCATGACCCGGGCCATGGCGCGAAGGCCCAGCCACAGGCCGGCAACCACGAGCACCAGCAGGCCGAGGGCGGACAGGACGGCGGTCATGCCTGCTGTTCCGTTTCGTCCAGCCAGCCCAGCGCCTCGGCTTCATCCTGCGTCAGCGGGTTGCAGCAGGCGCCGCACGGGGGCGAGATGAAGCAGGTGCAGCCGCCGCGATGCTCGCGCAGCCGTGCGTACATGCCTTCGTCGTTGCACACGCGCTCGGCCAGGGCATCGAGCGGGTCTACCGCCAGCGATGATGTCTTCGGCCGCTGCGGGATCAGCTCGCCGCTCAGGCCCTTGGGGCCGTGGTGCTGGAACGCGAAGTCAGCGGGCTGGTACGGCGGATCGCGCGGCTTGCTGGCGCTGGCGGGCGCCTTCATCGACTTGTAGGCCTCGGCGTCGGCGGCCTGGGCCTTCCTGCGCGCTTCGGCCAGCTCCGCAGCGATCTGCGACGGGGTCTTCGCCGGATCAGCCATCTGCGCGCACGCGGCAGGGATGGCGTTGTAGTCAACGAAGTGGCGGTTCATGCCTGCACCTCGGCGTCATCGTTTCCGGCCACCATGCGCAGGCGCTGCAGCAACCGCTGCCGCGCCTGAACGTCTGTCATCGGCACCGGGTCGTCCTGGTGCGCCACGTCCGACAGGTGAAAGTCATCGGCGAAGGCTTCCACCTCGTCGAAGCTCATCGGCCGCGGGTGCGACTGGTCCTCGATGTGTATGACGATGCCGGCCGCCAGCGCGATCAGGAGCCCGCAGACGATCACCAGCGGCGTGGGCAGCATGTGGCCGAAGCAGCCCAGCGCCACCACGGCCACCAGCAACACGGTCATCACGTCCACGTAGTGGCGGACGATGAACTCGGCCAGCGACACCGGGCCGGTGCGGCGGATGAGGTTCAGGCTGCGCATGCTGCGTCCTCCCGAGCCCGGTCCAGCACGCGCTCGATGGCGTTGCGCCAGAGGCTCTGCACGGCGGTGGAGAAGTCGGAGGCCTCCATCTCGACGCCGCCGACGAACACAGCGCCGAGGATCGCCTCGCCGGCGCTCGTCTCTTCGTAGACCACGGTGGCCGTGCCGGTGCCGAGGTCCAGTTCCATCGACGGGTAGTCGGGGTCCGGCGTGCGCGGGTCCATCGGGTGGCCGCGGTATGCGCCCAGGTCAGGGTCGACGGGCAGGCGCAGCGCGCCGCGGATGGAGTGCGTCAGTGCGGCGTCAGAGGCGGCGCATTCGGCGCGTTGGGTCTTGGTCAGCAGCTGGTCGAGAAGGGCGCTCATGTGGGTCTCCGAGTGCGTGGAGACCACTGTAAGCGCGCCGCTTATTGAAGTCAAGCGGTCCGCTTAAGTCTTTCGCTTTGCTGGCCCGTGAAAAAGCCGCCTCGGTGGGCGGCTGGAAAATTGGAGCAGCGACCGGGGGTGGGCCTGGCCCTACGGCATGGCAACCCACAACGACCCGCTGCCAAACACGACGCGCACCATCGAGATGCCGCCTGTATATGGCTGCCGTTCGAGCACCTTGAATGGGCCCGTCAGCCTGCGGCAGTTCTCTCGCGAAAGCTTGGCGAATCGCTCCAAGGCGACGTTCTCGAGCTGCATTAACGCCGGCGGCACGGCGACGCCTTGCTGCCTCCCAAGGCCGATTTGCATCGCAATTTTCAGTGATGACCACCGGCCTTGAGCCGCCTCAAGGGTGTCGCAGCCGACCTCTCCGTCAAGGTTGAGAGAGCGCGGTGGCGCGGCGACGACAGCGCAACAGCAGAGCGCAAGCGTGGTGACCTGCAGCCGGGCGCCACGCGCCACTGCATACGCCACCTTCTGCGTCAAGCTCCGCATTCCGCCATCCCTCTGTGTTGTGGACAGCTCAACATACCAGCGCCAGCAACCGGACCGCATCATCGCTTTGTCCCGTTGGCCATGGGAGCAATCTCCTATGCCCCCCCGAGGGGCTGATGTCGAAGGGGGCGGCAGCGCTCCCGAGGCACAAGGGAATTTGTCACTCCGCGCCCCGGGTCCGGTGTCAGGGAATCTTGATATCCGTCTGCTGGCTCACGGAATGAGCGACCAAGAGCCTTATCGTTGCGACCAGGTAAAGGGTGCAGCAAGTGCTGCTCCGTGCTACAAATCAGCAAATCTTGCAAGGGGCGGCGGAAGCATGGATTTCAAGCCGACAACCCACGCGGCGATGCGTGGGGAGGTCTTGGTGCTCACGGTGAAGGGTTTGCTGCGAGGCATGCCCGGCATCACCGAGGTGCGCTCACAGGTGATCAGGGAGATCGACGATCACCCGGCGGCGCGGGCAGTGGTCATCGACCTGCTGAAGGCCATCCCTGCAATCTCGCTGAGCGACTGGATGGCCTTCAAGGCGTCCGGGCCCAGCGTGCCGATCAGACCGACGCTACCGATCGCGCTCGTGGTCTCGCCTGACTTCATCGGGTATGGCTGCGAGTACACCGTGGCCATGGCTGAGCACGACCTGCGGCGCTTCTTCTTCATTTCGCCCGCTGACGCCTTTTCGTGGGCGGCTGCCCGCCTGGAGCGTTTGCCGCATCTTTCAGGCGCGCTGCAGTAGACACGCTCTTCGCGCGCGGCAGGATTTCGGCGACGTGCATGGCAGCCTCTGCGGCCACATCGCTGGCGACGGTCGGCGTGCGTGCGGGTTGCGCGGACTTGCCGGCGTTGTTCACGGCTGCACGCAGCACCGCTTCCCGGATGTCGCGGGCCACTGCTGAAGGCAGCATCCGGTAGGCGTTGAGGATCGTCACCTCGTCCTCATTGAGGATGGCACCGGCTGCCGCGGCGTGGTCGTGATCCATCCAGTTCTCCGGCTTCCCCATGGCCTGTTCCAGCCGGCGCGCCATGTCCGTGCCCAGCTCCCGCGGCCTTCCGCTCTTGTGGTCCTGGATGCGGTTGACGACCTGGCTTAGGTAGATCGGCGTCGTCTCTGCTCGTTCAGCAAGCGCGTGCTGTGTTCCAGCCTCCTTGATCAGCGCCAGCAAGTTGGCCAGCCGAATTTCGGCGATCGATTTCATGCCGCGGATTGTTAGCGCGCCGCTACGTTCCGCGAAGAAGCAGGCCGCTTCCGGCCTGTAAGCGGGCCGCTTGACTTCGATAAGCGCGTCGCTTAGCATGATTGCATGGACCTCAAGTCGTACCTGGAAGGTGAGGGGCGTGGCAGGCTGACGCTGCTCGCCGCCTCTATCGCCGCGCAATCGCAGCTCGTGTGGCAGTGGGCGAACGGCGTCCGATCCGTGCCGGACATCCGCTGCCCATCGATCGAGCGCGCCACCGACGGTGCCGTGACCTGCGAAGAGCTTCGCCCCGATGTGAAGTGGTCGCGCATCAAGGACAAGGCCTGGCCGCACCCACAAGGCCGCCCGGTGATCGATGTGGCGCGCGTGGAAGCTACCTGATGACCGATGCTCATCCCGCCGCTACGGCAATCGCCGCTCCCATGAACGCCCGCGCAAGCCTTGAGCGTGCATTCGCAGCACGGCAGGAGCAAGACCGCCAAGCCTGGGCTACCCGCCGAGCCGCCGCAGCCGCTCGCGCAGCTGATGCCGTTCGCGATACCTGCGCGACAGGCGCAGCAGCAGCAGGTGCAGCCAATTCGGCATGTCGCCTCCCTCACCGCTGCCCGAACTGCCTGAGTTGCCGGCGCGCGTGTTCGACGGCGGCTTGCCGCAACAGTCTCGCGAGCCACCAAGCCACCGCCAGTTTCGCCCAGTCCTGATCCGATAACACGTTGGGTTTCCTCAATATGGTTGAAGCAGCGTTTGCCGCCCTCTCAGCGGCTGGAGCATTTGCCAAGCCGCGCGAAAAGGCACGCAAAAACAGCGTGGTTCACGTTTCTCATGCGCAATTACACGCAACGGGCACGCCAACGTGAGCGCCGCCCCCCCGACCGTCACCGACCTTCAGCAGCGCAACCTGAGCGCGATCCTGAAGGCGCTGGCCGAGATCAGCCAGGTCCGCGTGGCCGAGCGAATGGGCCTCAGTGGCACCACCGTCTCGCGCATGAAGGACGAGGAACTGGAGCGCTTCGCGCTGCTGCTGGCGGCCTGCAATCTGGTCGTGCAGCCGCGCAGCTATCAGGCAATCGACCCGGAAAAGCTCCGGGCCCTGAAGGTGCTGGCGCGCGACTCGCTGGAGCAGGAAACCCGCGGTGACTCGTGGGGCAGTGGAGGCTTCGATGCAGACCGCTCTTGACTTCGGATTGCCACCGCTGGCCCAGGCCCGCGCAATGGGCGACACCGGCATGCAGCGCGCCGCAGAAGCTGCAGAGCGGCGCATCCCATCGTTCAGCGAGAGAGCCCAGGCGCTGATCCTGGAGAAGTTGCGCCGTGGCCCGGCCAGCGGCGAGGACATCACCGACTACGTGCGGCAGGTCCTGCCGATGAAGGATGGGCGAGCGCTGGGCAAGGCCTTCGCGTCGCTGTCGCAGCGGGGGCTGATTCAGCAGGTGGGCGAATGCCCCAGGCGTAAGGGACACGGTGGAGCAGGTGGGCGCATTTGGTCGCTCACCGAGTCCGGCCGCCTTCTTCGTGACGAACAGGGCCGGTTTGCGCCGGTAGCCGCATGAGCATCTTCAATCGCATTGCCGAGTGGCTGATCGCGCGCGCGCAGCGCCGCTCCCCCGACTTCGTCATCGGTCAGGGCAACCCGCTGGGCCCCTACCTGAACCGCTGGTGGCTGATCCCGCGCAACCGCTTCTTCAACGTCTACCTGCACCAGTTCCTGCGCAGCGATGACGACCGCGCGCTGCACGATCACCCGTGGGCGAACTGCAGCGTGCTGCTGCGCGGCTGCTACGTTGAGCACACCATCGACGCGGGCGGAATCAACCGGCGCACGTTCCGCATCGCAGGCGATGTCGTCATCCGACGCAGCGGCCGCATGGCGCACCGCGTCGAACTGGTCGACAGTCCGTGCTGGACTGTCTTCATCACCGGCCCGCGATACCGCGAGTGGGGATTCCATTGCCCTGAGCAAGGCTGGGTCCACTGGCAGCGTTTCACCGCGCCCACGAACCGCGGTGATGTCGGCGCGGGGTGCGACGCATGAAGCTGCTCCAGACCAAAGAATTCGAGGCCGTGGTGGCCGGCGGCGTCGAGATCGCTGTGCACGACGCCGACACGCTGCGCATCGTGGCCGAGCGGCTGGTGGCGCGCGCTGCGGCGCTGGGCCTGGTGCTGACGGTGGAACAGCACCCCCTGCCGCCGCTGGCCATGGGCCGCCACGAAACCGTCGTCTCTACGAGGCCCGCGAGGTGAGCCATGCCGATGAACGCCTGGCTCTCGAAGCGCGGCAAGTTGTGCCACGGCCGCCAGTTCGGGCTGCACCCCGACGAGGTGGCGCGACTGCTGGGCCAGCCCACCGGCGAGCAGCTGCTGCAGGCCGAGCAGGAAGCCAAGCGCGAGGCCAGCCGCAAGGCCTTCGCCGAAGAGCAAGAGCGAATCCGCGCCGCCATTGCTGCGCGCCGTGAGCGCAAGCGGTACGAGCAGATCGCGCGCGAAGCGCATGCAGAACGCACGCAGCAACCCAACACCGAGGAACAGCAGCCGTGACTGTCGACCAACTGCGCGAAGCGATTGCCAGGATGCCAGGCCACTGGCCCGTGCACATCGAGATCGTGACCAACGGCATGAGCCAGGTCGACGGCAAGGGAGGCGTCACCGACTACTACTACACGCTCGACTGCATCACCAGCAACTTCCCGAAGCAGGGCGGCATGGCTGTGATCCGCCTTAACTACGAGCCGACATGAGCACCTGGGCCGACGAATACATGACGCTGATCGAGGACTGCGAAAAACGCGAGTCCCGCCTCAACGACTGGCAACGCACGTTCATCGACTCCATGCGTCGCCAGATCGAAGCTGGCTACCGCCCCACGCCAAAGCAGATCGAAGCGCTTGATGACGTGTGGGAACACGCCACGAAGAAGGGCTGACCATGCTGACCCCGCAATTCATGCTCCCGCTTGCACACGAACTGGTCATTGATTTGTTCGCAGGAGGAGGGGGCGCCAGCACCGGCATCGAGCAGGCCATCGGCCGGCACGTCGACATCGCGGTCAACCACGACCCCGATGCCGTCGGCATGCACGAGGCGAACCACCCGCAGACGAAGCACTACCTGTGCGACGTGTTCGAGGTGGACCCGCTGGAGGCGACGCAGGGCCGCCCGGTGGGCCTGCTGCACGCCAGCCCGGACTGCACCCACCACAGCCAGGCGCTGGGCGGGCAGCCGCGCAGTCGCGCCATCCGCAGCCTGGCCTGGGCTGTGCACAAGTGGGTCGGCAAGCTCGTTGCGCGTGGGCTTGGGCCCTGCGTCGTCACGCTGGAGAACGTCAAGCAGATGATGCTGTGGGCGCCGCTGGTGGCGAAGCGCGACAAGGCCACCGGCCGCGTCGTGCGCGTCGATGGCAGCGTGGCCGCGAAGGGCGAGCGCGTGCCGGTGAATGAGCAGTGGCTGGTGCCGTGCCCGAAGCGCACGGGCCGCAACTGGCAGCACTTCATCGACGGCCTGCGCGCCATGGGTGCCACCGCCATTCAGTGGCGCGTGATCGTCAATGCGAACCTCGGCGCGCACAGCACGCGCGAGCGCCTGTACGTGGTGATTCGCTTCGACGGCGAGCCGATCGTGTGGCCCGAGCAAACGCACGCGAAGAGCCCGAAGAAAGGCCAGCAGCGCTGGAAGCCGGCGGCCGACTGCATCGACTGGAGCATCCCGGGCCGCAGCATCTTCGACCGGCCGAAGCCGCTGGCCGACGCGACGATGCGCCGCATCGCCTTCGGCATGCATCGGTTCGTGCTGGATGCGCCGGAGCCGTTCATCGTGCCGGCGACGCACACGGACGCCAGCAACCGCACGCGGCCACTGAGCGAGCCCATGCCCACCGTCACGGCGGCCAACCGCGGGGAACTGATGCTGCTGGCGCCGACGCTGGTGCCCGTGACGCACAGCCGCGACACAGCCTTCGATCCGCGCGACCCGTTGCGCACCATCACCACCGCCAAAGGCGGCGAAACAGCGCTCGCGGCGGCAACCCTGGTGCAGATGTGCTACGGCGAGCGCAAAGGCCAGGCGCCGCGCGCGCTCGACCTTGGCCAGCCCCTCGGCACCGTGGTGGCCGGCGGCCAAAAGCATGGGCTGACGACGGCCTTCATGGTGCAAGCCAACGGCGGCTTCAACGACACCCATGCGCGCGCCCTGCGCGCCCCGATGTCCACCGTGACCACCACCGGCAGCCAGCAGCAGCTGATCGCCGCGCATCTCACCGCGCTGCGCCGGCACAGCACCGGCAGTGACCTGCGCGGGCCTGCCCCAACGATCACGGCCGGCGGCGAGCATCACGCGCTGGTGCAGTACCACCTGGCGCAGGAGCAGGAAGCCGGAGCGCTGCGCGTGGCCGCGTTCCTGATGCGCTACCACGGCACCGGCGGCCAGTGGGCCGACCTGCGCGACCCGATGACCACCGTGACCACGCACGACCGCCTGGCGCTGGTCACCGTGTGGATTCGTGGCGAGCCATGGGTGATCGTGGACATCTGCCTGCGCATGCTGGTGCCGCGCGAGCTCTACAACGCGCAGGACTTCCCGCCCACCTACATCATCGACCGCACCGCTGCCGGCAAGGTGCTCACGAAGACCGCGCAGGTGCGCATGTGCGGCAACTCGGTTTCGCCCTTGCCGTTGCGCCTCATCGTCGCTGGCAACTACGCCGAGCAGGTAATGCGGAGGGCCGCTTGAGCGACTACAGCGCATTTCTGGCGCGCGGCACCTTTGCAGCGATCCTTGCCAGCAAGTCAGAAGAGGTGGGTGATTGCCTGGAGTGGGTGGGGTTGTACGGCGCCGGTTCCACGGCGAGCGTGCCGCTCATCAAGACGCGATTCGACCGCGGCAACACACAGAACCTGATCGTTCCTCGGCTGGTGTGGCTGGCCGCGCATGGCGAGATCCCGGACGGCAGGATCGTGTACCGGCACCACTGCTGCAACGATCGCTGCGTGCTGCTGGAGCACCTGAAGCTCGGCCGGCGTGGCGACCAGCTACGCCGCCGCGCCGCGCTCGGCATGGCCAAGCACATGCAGTCCACGCGGGCCGCCATCACGCGCAGCGCGCGCAATCGCAGCACCACGCGATACAGCGAGGAGCAGGCCAGGGCCATCCGCGAACTCGCTGCCGCTGGCGTTCCTGACCAACTGATTGCGGGCGCTACCGACGTTGCCCTTTCGATGGTCGGTGACATCCGGCGTGGCGATGCATGGGCTGATCGTGCGCCGGCCGCAAGCGTCTTCGGGTGGAGGCCTTGACGGCATGACCGAGCCCCTGACTCCACCCGACCTGCGGGAGCCGCCATACCCGGCGGACACCCGAGCGCGTGGGTGGCGGTTCGAGCTGGACTACGAGCAGATCGAGCAGTCAGACACCTGGGACCTGGCTGCCGAACTGCCAATGGCGCAGCACGCGCTGCTGATGATGTGGCTGGTGGCCTGGAAACAGGACCCGTGCGGATCGCTGCCGGCCGACGAAGACGTGATCCGCGCCAAATGCAAGATCCCGCCGGCAATATGGGCGAAGGTCCGTGCCGTGCTCATGCGCGGCTGGTGGCCGGCTTCAGATGGTCGCCTGTATCACGACACGCTGACGAAGCGCGTGCGCGAGATGCTGGAGTACCGCCGAAAGAACGCGGATCGCGTCGCGAAGTTCAAGGCAGCAAAGCGTGAGCAACAGGACGGTAATGCATTACCAACAGGTGAGTCACGCGCGAAGAACGACACCGGAACCGGAACCGGAACCGGAACCAGTGGGATAGAACCTGGCGGTTCTACCCCACCCGGGTCGGGCGCGACGCATTCGGCCGGCGGGGAATACATCGCCGACGACCCGATCCCGCAAGGCCCGACAGCCTACGGCGAAATCGCGGGCGCCATTCGACGCGCTGGGCTGCCAGCCGTCGACAGCGGATTCCCGGCCTTCCGTACTCTCGTCGACGCGGGGGCTGCAGCCGAGGAATTCACCGCCTTCGTGCCGGCCGCCCTACTGCGGGCCCACCCCTTCACCTGGCTGATCGGCGCCGTGGCTGGGGAGCGAAAGCGCGCAAAGACGATGGCCGGTGATCTGCACCGCGGCGCCATGCCGAACAAGCAGGAAGCCCTAGAAAACCGCAATCGCTCAGTCGCCGACGAGTGGGCACAGGAGGCCGCCAATGGAAGCCGCTGACCGCGCAGAGTTCGCGCGCATGCTGACTGACGCGCTGGCGTTCTATCGCCAGGACGTGAGCAAGTTCGCCCTGTCCGTGTGGTGGGAGGCCTGCAAACCCTTCGACATGGAGCAGGTCAGCAAGGCGTTGACGGCGCACGCGCTGGACCCTGAGCGCGGCCAGTTCGCACCGAAGCCGGCGGACATGATCCGCGTGCTGCGCGGCACGCAGACCGACCGCGCGCTGGTGGCCTGGGGCAAGGTCTATGAGGCGATCGGCGCGGCCGGCGCCTACCAGTCCGTGGTCTTCGACGATCCGCTGATCCATGCGGCCATCGTCGACCTGGGCGGCTGGACGACGGTGTGCCGCTCGCCGGGCGACGAACTGCCGCACCTGCAGCGCCGGTTCTGCGACAGCTACCGGGCCTATGCTCGCCGGCCGGATGTGGTCTATCCGCCCAAGCTCATCGGCGAGTCGGAAGCCGCTAATGCGCACCTGGGCCGTGCCGTCGCGGCCCCGCTGCTGCTGGGCAACCGCGAGGCGGCGCTGCAGGTCTTCCGCAGCGGCAGCGAATCCGGGCGGCTGCCGATGGTGGCCATGGACGCGCTGCCGGCGATGCAGCAGATTGGCCGCGCCGCATGAACGCCACCCTGGACGCCCTGGTCGGCTGGGACTTCTACGTCGTGAGCCAGGGCATGCGGGCCTTGCGCCTGGCCGGATCGAAGCCCCAGCGCACTGCCGTGCTCGATGCGCTCGAGCGCGACAACCCGCCCGAGGGCCAGCGCCTGCGCAAGCTCACGGAAGCCGCGTTCGCCGAGGAGTGGAAAGCCCGCAAGGAGGCGCAATCGTGAGGGCGAAGTACACCCAGCGCCACGACGGCGAAGGCTTCACCGTGCCAAGCGGCGAGCTTTACCGCATCGCCTGCTGTGACTGCGGCCTCGTGCATGACTTCGTGTTCGTCAGCGAGGACGGCAAGCCCATCGGGGTCGCGGCCAGTAGAAACGCGCGCTCCACCGCGCAGCGCCGACGTGCCGCCGCCAGCAAGCAAAAGGCGCGGCCATGAGCTACCGCAAGGTGCGTGACCAGCTCGTCGACCAGCGAACGCGCGAGCGCGCCGAGGAGGCCCGCCAGCGCCTGAAGGCGCTGCGCGACAAGCTGGCTCAGGAGCAGCGCGACCGCGACCGCGGCCGGCTCGACCGGGACCCGAAACCGATGGAGGGCCGCCGCCGTGGCTGACAAGCGAACCCTGCTGCTGGCCGACGATGACGTCGTGCTGTACGCCGACGCGGCGCCGGAAGCCATCCGCGGCGCCATGGTGCAGCTGTACCGCGTCGCGCAGGAGCGCAGCGCGGCCGCCGGGCCCGAGCGGATCGACGCTGATGGCGAGGTGCACCCGCGGCGCTGGCGCTTCACCTTCGGCGAGGACCAGGAAGACCTGACGGTGCGGCAGCGCGGCTTTCTCCATGCCGCGGTCTTTCCGCAGATCGCCGACCAGGTGGCGGTCGACGGCGTGCGCTACGTGGCCAAGGTGTGGAAGGAGTACTTCCGCGCGCTGTTCCTCGGCAGCCGGTGGGAATCGCTTCGCCTTCCGGGCCAGAAGCGTGCCACGCCGCGCAAGGTCCGCATCAGCACCGAGGACCTGACGGTCAAGCATTACAGCGAGCACATCGACAAGGTGATTGCGCACGCGGTTTCCGAATTCGGCGTGGTCTTCAACTTCGACCAGCAGGAGCGCGAGGCAGTGCGCTGGAAGCCGAAGAAGCGCGCGAAGCCAGCGGCCGCGGCGCCGGCCGGAGAGGCGGTGACCGCATGAAGCAACCCACCAGCAACAGCCTGGAGGTCGCATGACCCGATACGCCCACGACTACCTAACAATCAAGATGCGCGTTCGCCAGTTCTTCGAGCAGAACCCGCACGAGGAATTGTCGGTCGAGGACATGTGCACCAAGTTCGAGTGCTCAGTAGACACGATCCAGGCCGCCATCAAGGAGATGAAGGACGCCGGCTTCCTGCGGCGGTCGATCATCTACCGGCGCACGGAGGCCGCGTGACTTTCGGCCGCAAGCCCTATGTCAAGCCCGAGCGCGCGCCGGTCACGCGCAGCAGCATCCCGCTGTGCACGCCCGTGCGCATGGCCGATGCGCAGTCCTTCGTACGCACGCCCGCTGCGCAGGCTGCGCGCGCCGTTGCGCCGAAGACTCCCGGCCGCGTGCAGCAGGCGGTGCGCGATGCCGCGCGGGACGAGTTGTGCACAGTGCGCCTGCCCGGCTGCCCGGCGGACCCAGCCATGTCCATCTGGAGCCACAACCGCCACGAGCGCGCCGGCAAGGGCAAGAGCATCAAGGCACTGGACCTGAACGGCGCCATCGCATGCACCTACTGCGATTCGATCTACGACGGCCAAAGGCCGCGCCCGGCCGGCATGACGGTCGAGCAGGTGGAGCTGGCTTGGTATCACGGACACGCCGAGTCGCTGGTGCGGCTGCGGCAGAAAGGCTTGATATGAGCGCTGAGTTTGAGCGGCTGTTTGACCAGATCGGCCACGACCTGGGCTGGCATGACCACAACATGCGGCGCGATCGGCCGTACAGCGGGCAGTGCCACACCGACACGGGTGAGCGCGGTCGGCAGGAGATCCGCGGCATCACGATGCGCGACCTGCGCGACTGCTTCATCCGCGCGTTCATCCACAGCCACCAGGTCTACAAGAGCGGCACGATCGAAGAGATCCAGCCGAATGCCACTCTCTCGCGCGAAGCCGACAAGGGCGAGCACGCGGCCATCTGCGAAAACGACCTGTACGGCCTGATCGGTGACATCGATCCGATCGCCATCGCGCAGAACCTCACCTGCGAGGTCGAGAAGATCATGGGCATCTTTCCCAACGTGCCGAAGCTGCAGGTGAGGGGCGAATGACGCGCGGCCACCAGCGGCGCGCACCGCGCACGAAGCGCCAGCGCCAGCGCATCCGCAACCTCACGCACCCGACCCGCTCGCTGCCGGCGCGCCGCGTGCGCGTGCACCCGGACCCGCGCCGACCCTTCGTGGTCGAGGTACGCATCGCGCGCAACCGCCGCCACATGCACGAAGAGATCCGCCGCCTGGACCGCCAGGACGAAGACCCGCGCACGCAGGGCATGGTCCGCTGCTGGTACAGCACCTTGCGCTGGCGGCCGCTGATCCGCCCGCGCGGCGTCATCGCTCGCATGTACCTCAACGTGGCCGACCTGCGTCGCCGGCCCAGCGAGATCGTCAGCCACGAGGCCACCCACGCCGGCCTGGCCTGGGGCCGCCTTCAGCGCGCCAACCTGGACCGCATGGCCGGCGAGGAGATCGTCTGCCACGCGGTAGGCCAGCTCATGCGCCAGATCAACCACCACTGCTTCGCGTTGGGCGTGTGGTGAACCACCGACCACCAGGAGAACCGACATGGAAATGATGAACCGCGCGATCGAGGACGCTTCAGCGTTCACTGACTTCCGCGACCGGCTGCTGCGCGATGAGCAGCGCCGGCTGCGCGAGGCGATGCTGGCGGGCGATCCACCTTCGGCCGAAACCACGCCGCAACTGGGCGCCGAGCGCCAGGCCGGCGAGAACCGTGCAGCGCACCGTGCGCGCCTGAAGGCCGAGCGCCGCATCACTTCGAAAGCTGCGCGATGAACAGGCAGCAGGCCGTACAGGTCAGCATCTCGCTGCAGGAGCTGGCCAGCGTCGTCAATGACTTCCTGGAGGCGCGGGCCGGCGAGACGGTGGCGTTCGTGCTGATGGTCGCCACCGATGGCGTGACGCAGTACGTCAGCAACGCCAGCCGCGCCGACGGCACCGCCATGGTTGAGTCGCTGCTCGCACGCTGGAAGGCCGGCCGTGCCGACATCCCGGCGCACATGAATCCGGATCTGAAGCCGCCGACGGCGTAGAGGAGAAAGCGCATGACCGAAGACGAAGCCCCGTCGACCGCCGAGCTCTACATCCGGGCCCAGGAGAGCAATCACCTGGAGGTCACCGTTCTGCGGACCCGAGCGATCGACCGCATCATCGCCGCCGGCTGGGTGGGTGACACCCTCGGCGCGCTGCTGTACCGCGTGCTGGCCGAATACGACGCTGTGAAGGGCGAGAAGGCGCTCTACGAAGCCGAGGCCATGCGCCTGAGCGAGCTGCACCGCCAGGCCCTGAAGCGCCGGGAAACCGCGCGCAAGCAGATGGAAGAGGAATGCTGCCCATCCGTCGACCAGTACCGCGCCTGGGCCGCACACGCCGAAGAAGCCCGCCAGCTGGCCGCCCAGGTCCGCAGCGAGATCACCACCGGCCGGGCCATGGTGCTGATGCGCGTGCGCTCGCTGCATGACGCGAAGCAGGCGCTGGGCCGGTTCGCGATGATCCACGCGCAGACCTCGCGCCGCGCGCAGGCTCCGCGCACGCATCTGCTGGTGCGCTACCTCGGCGCCGAGGTCAGCCTGCCCGTCATCGACGATGCGGTCGTGCTGGCGCTGGCCGGCCGTGTGCTGGACGTCTTCCTCGATGGCGACTGCGGCCACTGCCAGGGCAGGGGATCGAACGGCGGCCGCCACCGCGGCGAGAAGCTCGAGCTTTGCCGGCCTTGTCACGGCTCCGGGAAGCGGAGCGAGAGCATCGGCCACAACCGCACCGAGCAGCACTTCGCCGCCAGCCTGATGGTCGAGATGAGCATCCGCCTGAACGAGGCCGAGCGCTCGATGCGCGCCTTTCTGCGCACGTTCGACGCTTGACAGCCGATCTGGCATACTGCGCGCCAATTCGTTGCACCCCCGCCTGACCAGCCGCGCGCCCGTCAGGTGAATTCGCCCGGCGCGCGATGCGCCTAACTCGGTTTCGACCCGAGAGCCATTCAGGGGCGCAGCCATCCCCCAATCCGACCCGGCACATGCCGGGTTTCTCGTTTCTGGCGCCGTGCTCACGCAGAGCCAGGTGCAAACCGCGCTCGCTGGTAGCCACCGGCCGGCGCCGCCACGTTTCCACGCCCCGCCGGATGCCGCCTCCCCACTTGGAGGTGCCGACGCAGGACCAGCCAGCCGGCGGTGCAGCCAACACCGGCATCCGCTGACGACCGCACGAGACGGACGACTCCTCCCTACCTCGCGCACGGGCGGCGGAACACAACCTCCCAACCGGGAAACCACCACATGGCACCCTTCTATGTCTACGAACTCGTCGACCCGCGGGACGGGTCCGTGTTCTACGTCGGGAAGGGCAAGGGTCGCCGTATCTCGCACCACGTCAGGACCGCACGCCGCGGCATCGTGGACAACGCCGAGAAGTTCAAGCGCATCGAGGCGATCCACGAAGCCAGCCTGATCGTCGAAGAGAGGATCATCTCGCGCCACGTCAGCGAAAGCGATGCCTACGCCGCGGAGCGCGAGCGCATCGCTGAACTGCGAGGCAGCCTGACCAACATCGTCGGCGGCGTCGTCACGAACGAAGAGAGGCGCCGCGAACAAGCCAAAGCGGCGCTTGCGCGGTTGAAGCCCTACGACGAATGGGTTTCCGGTATGCATGAAGACCAGCGCCGGTCAGCTGAATTCCTCGGCGGCGAGCGCTACATCTACGACACGGTGTGCAAACAACTCGCGATGATCGCGAATGGGGCCGACACATGGGGCGCCCGAGCAAGTTCACGCTGAAGGTTGCGGACGCCATCTGCGAGCGGCTGGCCGGCGGGGAAAGCCTGCGCACGATCTGCAAGGGCGAAACCATGCCGCCGATGGCAACCGTTTTCCGATGGCTCGCCGCCCATCGGTCGTTTCGTGACCAGTACGCGCGTGCGCGCGAAGCCCAGGCCGACGCGCTGGCTGACGAGATCCTGAACATTGCCGACGACTCTACCGGCGACACGTACACCGACGACGATGGCGTCGAGCACACGAATCACGAGGTCGTCGCGCGCTCGAAACTGCGTGTCGATGCCCGCAAGTGGCTGGCCGCGAAGCTGCGGCCGAAGGTCTACGGCGAGAAGATCCAGCAGGAGTTGAGCGGGCCGAATGGAGGGCCGATCGCTCAGGTCAGTATGTCGAACCGCCAGTTCGAGGAGATCGCCCGGAACCTTCTCGCCGAGGTTTGATGCGCGAGTACGGCGCGGAGGAGCGCCACACCGCCGGCTTGCTGGCCCGCAAGGACCTGTACTTCTTCAGCCGCTGGACGTTCCAGCAGCGCAAACGCTACCAGTGGCAGCGGGCGCCACACCATCGGCTCATCTGCGACGCGCTGATGCGCGTGTTCCGCGGCGAGTGCCGGCGGTTGATCATCAACATCCCGCCGCGGTACTCGAAGACCGAGCTCGCGGTCGTCAACTTCATCGCCTGGGCCATGGGCCAGGTGCCGGACAGCGAGTTCATCCACGTCAGCTACTCCGGCGAGCTGGCGCAGAGCAACTCGAGCAACGTGCTGCAGGTGATGCGGCACGAGGCCTACCGCGAGATTTTCCCGGCCGTCGAGCTGGCGTCCGATGCAAAGCACCACTGGCGCACCACCAGCGGCGGCGTGCTGTACACGGCCGGCGTCGGCGGCACGCTGACCGGCTTCGGCGCCGGCAAGGAGCGCGAGGGATTCGGCGGCGCGATCATCATCGACGACCCGCACAAGGCCGACGAGGCCAGGTCGGACACGATCCGCAAGAACGTGCTGGAGTGGTTCCAGAACACGCTCGAAAGCCGGAAGAACAGCCCGGCGCGGACGCCGGTGATCCTGATCATGCAGCGGCTGCACGCCGAGGACCTGGCGGGCTGGCTGCTCGATGGCGGCAACGGCGAGCAGTGGGAGCACCTCTGCCTGCCGGCGCTGCAGGAAGACGGCACGGCCCTGTGGCCGGAGAAGCACAAGGTCGAAGACCTGCGCCGCATGGAGACCGCGGCGCCGTATACGTTCGCTGGGCAGTACCAGCAGCGTCCGAGCCCAGGCGAAGGCGGGGTGTTCAAGCCCGGAGCGATCCAGATCATCGACGCGGTGCCGGCCGGCGCGATCCGGTGGTGTCGCGGCTGGGACCTGGGGTCGACGGTCGACGGCGACTACACGGCAGGGCCAAAGCTGGGGAAGCTGCCGGACGGCCGCTACGTCATTGCCGACGTGCAGCGCGAGCGACTCGGCCCGGATGAGCGAGACGCGCTGATCGTCAACACCGCGGCGGCCGACGGCAAGTCGGTGCGGGTCGGAATCCCGCAGGACCCTGGCCAGGCCGGCAGAACGCAGGTGCTGTACCTCACCCGGCAGCTGGCCGGCTACACGGTGAAGACCTCGCCCGAGTCCGGCGACAAGGTGACGCGCGCCGAGCCCTTCGCGGCCCAGGTCAACGTCGGCAATGTGCTGATGGTGCGGGGCAAGTGGAACAAGGCGCTAACAGACGAAATGCGCGACTTCCCCAACGGCAAGTACGACGACCAGATCGACGGCGCGTCGCGCGCTTTCTCGGAACTGCTGGCCCCGAGCCAGGCCATGGACATCAACCTGGGCACCGCAACGAATGGCTGAAAACGACGTCACCTTCAGCCGCATTCCTGCCGTCATGGCGGAGCGCTGGGCGCTGGTGCGTGCGGTGTGCAGCAGCGACGAGGCGGCGCTGCAGAAGTTCCTGCCGTATCTGAACGCAAAGGACCAGACGCCGGCGAACCAGGCGCGCAACAAGGCCTACCAAGAGAACGCAGTCCTCTACAACGTCACGCGCCACACGCGCGAGGGCCTGATCGGCCTTGCCTTCAGCCGCGAGCCGAACGCCGAGGGCATGCCGGAGCGGCTGAAGTACCTGCTGACCGACGCCGACGGCGCCGGCGTGAGCCTGAGCCAGCAGTCCCAGGCCGCGCTCGGTTCCGTGCTCGAAACCGGCCGGCATGGCCTGCTGGTGGACTTCAGCGAGGCCCTGTCGCGGCCGGTGATCAAGGCCTACCAGGCCGAGGACATCATCAATTGGCGCCCGGCGCTGATCGGCGGCCGCATCGTGCTGACGATGGTGGTGCTGCACGAGATGGCCGAGATCGACGACGGCTACGCGGTGACCTTCGTCGACCAGTGGCGCGAGTACCGCCTCAACGACGGCGCCTGCATCTGTAAGGTCTGGCAGCGGCCGGACCCGAAGAAGCCGCCGGTTCAGATCGGCGGCGACATCGCGGTGCGCTCGCCGGGCCGCCCGTTCGACAGCATTCCGTTCCGATTCATCGGCGCGCAGAACAACGACGCGTCCATCGACGACCCGCCGCTGTATCCGCTGGCCTACCTGAACCGGCACCACTTCCGCAATTCCGCCGACTACGAGGACAGCGTGTTCTACGTCGGCCAGGCACAGCCCTGGATGTCTGGGCTCACGGAAGAGTGGCGCGACTGGATGCAGGAAAAGGGCATCTACGTCGGCTCGCGCGCGCCGATCCTGCTGCCGGCCGGCGGTGAATTCGGCTTCGCCCAAGCCCAGCCGAACCAGCTGGCCATGGAGGCGATGAAGCACAAGGAAGAGCAGATGCGCGCCCTCGGCGCCCGGCTCGTGGAAGAGAAGACGGCCCACACCGCCACGCAGAGCGACAACGACAAGGAAGCCAGCACATCGGTGCTGTCGACCTGCGTGGGCAACGTGACCGCCGGCTACCAAGCCGCGATCGACTTGTGCTGCCGGTACATGGACACCGAGCCGAAGCCGGACGCCTTCGCGATCAACAAGGACTTCGTGCGCCTGCTGGCCGACGCGCAGACCGTGACCTCGATGGTCGATGCATGGCAGCGCGGCGTGATCGCCAAAGCAGACGTTCGCTCTTTCATGCGCGAGCGCAGTTTCGTCCCGCCGGATCGCACCGATGCGGACATCGACAAGGACATCGCGGCCGAGCCGAAGCCCCCGGCGCCCGCACCGAATCCGGCTCCGGCCAAAGGCCAGGCGGCTTGATCTCGTCTCCACACTTCGCGGCCTAGGGCCGTTTCTCTCAACTGTCCCAAGGGGACGCACAGCCCATGTTCAAACGCACGCTCCTCGGTCGCCTGATTTCCTTCCTGAACCCCTCCGTCGTCGATGACAGCGGTGGTGGTGGTGGCGGCGGCCCGACGATCACGCCAGAAGTCCAAGCGCTGATCGACTCCGCCGTGTCTGGGCTCAAGGCCAAGAACGGCGAGTTGATCGGCAAGCTCAAGGACGCCACCACCAACCTCCAGCGCTTCGACGGCATCGACCCCGATGCCGTGCGCACGATCCTGTCGAAGTTCGCCAGCGACGAAGAAGCCGCGTTGATCGCCAAGGGCGACATCGACACGGTGCTTTCGAAGCGCACCGAGCGCATGCAGGCCGACTTCGCCAAGAAGGAAAAAGGCTGGACGGACGCCGACGCGCGCAAGGACGCCAAGATCAAGAAGCTGGAGTCCGGCAAGGTCTCTGGCGCACTGACCGCGGCGGCTTCGAAGGCCGGCGCGCTGCCCGAGGCGATGGAAGACATCGTCTTGCGCGGCCAAAGCACCTGGCGCGTGAATGACGACGGAGACGTCGTCGCCATGAACGGTGATGAGGTGGTGCTCGGCAAGGACGGCAAGACGCCACTGACGCCGATTGAATGGGCTGAATCCCTGCGGGAAGCCGCGCCGCATCTCTGGCCGAAGGCTCAGGGCACGGGCGCACCTGGCTCCAGCACGCAGCCGAGATCCGGCAGCGAAATCTTCAAACTCTCGCCCGTGGAGCGCATGAACGCGGCACGGGCGCAACGAAAGTAAATCATGGCCCTGACCCTTGTCGAAGCCGCGAAGCTGGAAACCGGTGATGCCGTCCGCTCCGCGATCATCGAGCTGTACGCCGGCTCGTCCTCCATCCTCGCGAACCTGCCGTTCGAGACCATCGCCGGCAACGCGCTGAAGTACAACCGCGAAGACGCGCTGCCCGGCGTCGGCTTCCGCGGCGTGAACGAGAGCTACACGCCTTCGACCGGCATCCTGAACCCGATCACCGAATCGCTGGTGATCGCCGGAGGCGACCTCGACGTCGACAAGTTCATCGTCGACACGATGGGCGCGGCGCAGCGCTCGACCCACGAGGCGATGAAGGTGCGCGCCTTGGCCCTGGCCTGGACGAAGAAGTTCATCAAGGGCGACACGGCGAGCGACCCGCGCGAGTTCGACGGCTTGCAGGTCCGCGTGACCGGCAACCAGAAGATCGCGGCCGGCTCGACCGCCAACGGCACCGCCCTGTCGCTGGCCAAGCTCGACGAGGCGATCGATCAGACGCTGAACCCCACGCACCTGATCATGAGCAAGGCCATGGCGCGCAAGTTCAGCGCGGCGGCGCGCAGCACGTCGGTGGCCGGCTACGTCACCTACAGCAAGGACGCCCTCGGCCGTCGGGTGATGCAGTACAACGACCTGCCGATCCTCACGGTGGACCTCGACAACGCCGGCGCCGCCATCCTGCCGTTCACCGAGGCCGCCACCAGCGGCACCGCGACCGCCACCTCGATCTACGTGGTGAGCATGGGCTCGGACGGCCTGACCGGCCTGCAGAACGGCGGCATCGACGTGCGCGACCTGGGCGAGCTCCAGACTGCGCCGGTCTACCGCACGCGCGTCGAGTGGTATCCCGGCATGGCCATCTTCAATGGCCGCGCCGTGACCCGCCTCTGGTCGATCGCCGACGCCGCGATCGTCGCCTGATTCACCGCCTGACGCCTGAAAGGAAAGCATCATGGCCAACCTGCATTCGCAGTTCACTTACGACGACGCCCTGGTCCTCAAGGACGCCGGCCTCGTCGCCTCGACCACCACGGAAAGCACCATCCTCGATCTGGGCTCCGGCTTCGTGGATGGCTTTCTCGTGGTCGACGTGTCGGCGTGTGAAGTCGCCACCGGCGACGAGAAGTACACGATCCACCTCGAGGGTTCGAACGTCGCAGCGATGAGCTCCGGTTCGGTCTCGCTGGCCGCGTTCTTCATGGGCAACCTCACGGCCCCCATGGACGCAGCCACTGGCACCGGCCGCTTCGTGATCCCGTTCACCAACGAGCAGAACGGCACGGTCTACCGCTACGTGCGCCTGTACACGCTGGTGGCCGGCGACATCGCCACGGGCATCAACTACTCGGCGTTCGTCGCCAAGCGCTGACATGACCGCGCGCAACGTGGCCGGGACGCTCCCGGTCAATGCCAACGTCAACCGCGTCCGGCAATTCGACCTGCAGGCCTCGCAAGAGGGCTACGGGTCGGTTCCTGGCGCGGTGTCGGCCAACGTCACCGCGACCGAGGCGGGTGTCGGCGTCGTTCACCAGACGACGCTGACGCTTTCCGCGCTCGCGCAGGCTGTGGCCAACGGCACCGAGTACCAGGGCACCAAGATCTACGACTTCCCCGAGGGTCGGATCTTGGTCTTGGGCGTGGTGGCCACGCTCCAGCAGACCACCACCAGCGCCCTCGCTGGCACGCTGAACGCGAGCTCGACCGGCGCGGTGGCGCTCGGCACGGCGACCGCGTCGAACGTCTCGCTGACCTCGACGATGGTCGACCTGCTGCCGTCGACCGCGTTCACCTCGTCGGCCACGGTCGACGTGGCGGGCACGGCTGTCGCTGCCGCGCTCGCCGCGTCGGCGCAGTTCGACGGCCGCAGCACGGCGAAGGACGTTTACCTGAACTCGGCCTTCGCCACGACCACCGACGTGGACGGTGATGCGTCGATGACCTGGTCGGGCAGCGTCACCATCACCTGGATCAACCTGGGCGACTGAGGACCATGACCAAGCAAGTCACACACACCGTTTACGACGCTGCTGGGAAGCCGCACACCGTCGAGCCCGTCGACGCTCGGGAGTACGTGGCTTCGGGCCACTACTTCCGCGAGCCGCCGGAGGCCCAGAAGGTTGCGCCCGCCGCGCCGGCTGCGCCTGAACCGGCACCGACGCCGACGCCGACGCCGGCCGAGCAGGTGGTTGCCGAGGCGAAGGCTGCTGACGCCAAGACGAAGGCGAAGGGCTGACCCGTGACCCTGACCGACGCGCAGATCGTCGACCTGCGGCGCTGGCTCGGCTACCCGCTGGCCAGCGCCACAGGCGTCGAGACGGTCTACACGCCGGACTCGCCGCGCGTGTCGTTCACGGCCCGCCTGGAGGCGTTGTCGGCCAGCGAGGAAACGGTGCTGGTCGAGCGCTTCCTGGACAAGCTGGCGCTGCTTGAGCAGGCGATCCTCGATGCGGCTGACAACCTCGACACGGACACCGCCGGCCCGTGGAAGGCGAACCATCGCGAGATCTCGCAGCGCAAGTCGCTGTACAACAGCACGCGGCGCGAGATGTGCGCGTTCCTGGGCTTCGAGCCCGGCCCGAGCCTGGGCACCGGCGCGATCTTCGCGACGCGCTGCTGACACCATGGACGGCGAGACGCTCCAGGCCCGGATCTACGCGGGCTACGGCAAGGCTGCGTCACGCGTTGGCCGCTCCTATTCCGTGTACCGCGCTGCGACGCCGGTGAGCCCGCTGGAGGCCGGCAACCTGGTTGGTTCGGTCGACTGCTTCTTCGCCGCTGACCAGAAGTTCAACAGCGTCCACAAGTACAAGAACGTCGAGCGGTACATGTGGGCCGATGGCCGCGAGTTGCAGCAGCGCGACATCCTGCTGGGGCCATACGGCACCTTCTACGTCGGCGACATGCAGCCGAACCTGCCGATCCAGGCCATCTGGTGCAACGAGGTCGTGAAGATCGAGCGCCCGACCTATCAGGGCACAACCATGGTGCCGGAGCAGATCGCCTTCGGCCTGCCGTGCTTCCGCCAGCTGAAGAAGGTCGACCAGAAGCCTGTCGGCCAGGCCTTCGGCGCCAGCACCGCGGCCACGCCGATCGGCGAGTGGTTCGTCTTCCTGCCCATCGAGCAGGGACTGGTGCAGCAGGGTGACATCGTGACCGACCAGATCGGCCGCCTGTTCTCGCTCGACACGATCGACAACACCGAGATCGGCGTGGTGATCACCATGCGCCAGTCGGACACCGCCGAATGATCACGATCGACGCCGCCGCCACGCTGCTGCAGCTGAACGCGATGCTGGCGCGCATGCGCAACCCCGAGCCAGCCTTCTCGGTCATCGGCTACCAGCAGCGCGACGCGATCCGCCGGCGCATCCAGCGCGAGAAGCGCGACCCTGACGGCAACGCCTGGGCGCCATGGGCCGATGCCACGCTGCACGGCTTCGGCCCTTTCCCGGGCCGCGAGGACAAGGGCAACGTCGCGCAGGGACTTCTGTGGGACGACGGCACGCTGCTGGATGCGATCCAGTCGAAGTCCACCGCCAAGGGCGTGGACATCACGGCCGACACGCCCTATGCGGGCTACCTGCAGGACGGCACCCGCAAGATGCCGGCCCGGCCCTTCATGGGCTGGACCGATGACGACACGCAGCAGGCCGAGATGACGGTGCTGCACTACATCGAGGGCGTGCTGTGATCGCCGAGATCGCCGCCGACCTGCTGGCCAAGGTGCAGAGCGTGCCCAGCCTGGAGACGAGCGCGGGCCTGTCGATCGGCGGCCGCAGCCAGGACCCGGGCCTGCTGAAGGTGCCGCTGCCGGCCGCCTGGTGCAGCCTGAAGACGGACCAGACCGACGAGCAGGACTACACCCACGGCCAATCAAGCGGCATCGTCATCCGCGAGCAGCGAATGATGGGGACGTGGGCCGTGATGGTCTTCATCCCCTACATCGACGACGCCAACCTGCTGGCCGTGCAGTTCCCGCTGCTGGAGGCCGTGGCCAACGCGGTGCACGGCACCACAACCCCGTCCGGCTTCGCCTGGCGCTACCTCGGCCAGCGCATCGCACTGGTCTACCCCGACCGCCTCGCCTACGAGCAGCGCTTCACGTTGCACTACGCGATGAATTCCGACCCCATCACCAACTGACCCTCCCGCGAAAGGCCTGCCATGGCAATCATCTCTAACTCCGACCTGCAGGCCATCTGCGACAAGCTCGCGCGTTGGGCTGCCATGAGCGTCGGCGACGACGCATTTGACGACTCCTTCAATGCTGGCATGGCTGCGGCCAATGCGGCCGTGATGACCGGCTCGGGCTCGCTGCAGACGTACCTGTTCGAGACGGTCACGGACGCCGACGTCGCGGCCGATCTGCTGGGCGCTGCGCGCGACCTCGAGGAAAGCCAGCCGGTCCCGCCGACCCGCTTCATGATCGGCATTGCCGGCATCTCGGCGTTCTTCGCGGCGCTGAACCGGCACATCGCCCGGTACTCGGTCTACTCGACGCTCGATGCGTACCTGACCAGCCTGAATGCCTCGTCGCCGACGCTGCGTGTGCACCAGGCGCTGCACGACCACCTGAAGGCGTTCAGCCGCAAGAACGTGTTCATCGCGAACGACACGGTCCTGGCCACCATCAGCATCACCGGCGCCGCGGCTGGCACGTTCGCCAGCGTGGCGACGATCGGCAGCGCCTACGCCGGCGCCAAGCTCGTTGCGAAGAACCAGGGCGCGACGGACAGCGATGCGGTGCTCAGCATCACCGGCAAGAAGGTCGACGGCACGACCCAGGTGCTGACCGTCACCTGCAGCACGAACACCGACGACGCGGAGCACGACCTGTCGAGCACCGCGAAGCTGTTCACCGAGGTGACCGCGATCAGCGTCACCAGCGACGGCACGAACGGCAACGTGATCGAGATCGTTGCCAAGACCGACCGCGACATCAGCGCCGCCTGATCCCTACCTCTCGCACCTCACCACTGAAAGGGCCGCATCATGGCATCCCCGTACACCGATTCCTCGCAAGGCCTCTTTCAGGGGGTCCTCTACATCGCCGAACGCGCTTTCAACGGCGCTCAGCTCACCGGCTTCATGGACCTGGGACAGGTCGACATGTTCAGCATCGACCCGAAGCCGAAGCACGAGGACATCATGGACTCGCGCACGAGCCCTTCGGGCGTCATCAACCACATCCTCGTGGAGATGACGCACGCGACCAAGTTCCGCTCTCTCGACATCGCCATGAAGCACTGGGCCCGCGCCGTCTGGGGCGAGTGGGGCGGTGCCGTGGAAGGCGCGTCGGTCGCCGACGAGGCGATCACCCTCTACAACGGCTGCATGACGCCGTTGGCGCACCCGGGCGTCAGCAACGTCGTGATTTCCGGCGCGACGATCGACACGGACTACACGGTCAATGCAGCGGCCGGCGCGATCAATGTGAAGACGACCTCGCCCGCGGCTCCGGACGGCACGCCGCTCGAGACGACCGTGGCCTACGACTTCGCCGACTACAACGGCGTGGTGCAGGCCTTCACTGTGCCGCAGAAGTACTTCACGCTGCGCCTGCATGGCATCAACGTCGCGCAGGGCGGCCAGCCGGTCATCGTGACGGTGCACCAGTGGGCGCCGGACCCGGTCGCGGTGCTCAACTTCATCGACAAGAAGCATCACGTCCACGAGCTCGGCGGGATGGTGCTGAAGGATGAGTTGGTCGACGAGCCGGTGGCCGGCAACGGCGACCGGTCGCAGTACTTCACGATCGCCAAGCGCTGAAAGCGCTGCGGCATCAGACTCGAAGCCGAGGAGCCAAGCCTTGAGCGATACCAAGAACGACATGGACATCCTCTTTCCTGGAGAGGATGTCACAGTGCGCCTGCGTGGCAACGCGGAGCCGGAGGTAGTCCGCGTCGAGCCGTTCTACTCGACGCAGCTGAAGCCGGCCGCGAAGCTCATGCGGCCACTGGCCGAGACGCTGTTCGGCGCGGGCCTGTTGGACGTGAAGCGCGCGGCCGATGGCAAGGTGACGATGGAGATCGGCACCAACATCATGGGCGCCATCTTCGCGATCCTGGAGGACGGGAGCGACCAGCTGATCGACTTCGTGGGCTTCGCGATCGGCAAGCCGCGCGACTGGTTCGACGGCCTGCCGCCAGATGGGCTGATCGAACTCGCGGAGGCCGTCTACCGGCAGAACAGCGATTTTTTCAAGCAGCGCATCCTGCCCAAGCTCCAGGCGTGGATGCCCGAGGCGCTGCCGATTGGGGCGCAGTCTTCGCAAGACTCATCGAACACGGCCACAGCCGCGCCGACATCGACCGAATGACGCTGGCGCAGATGACGCTGTTCCTTGAGCATGGCGAAAAGCTGGTGGAGCTGCGCCACAAGCAGCTGGCCAACCGCGTCGCGGTGACCCTCTTCGGCTCGGACTAGGGCACGCGCGCCAGTCGCTCCAGCGCAGGCAGATCCACATGGCTCAGCAGCATCACCGCGTTGCTGTGTGCAAGCTGCTGGGCGGCCAGGGTGTAGCCCGCTGGGCAGGCGACGACGGCGATCTGGCATCCGTGGTGCCGCTGGCCGGCCACGACCTGCTGCACAGCCGCGTTGCCGGCCGGGCGGGTGTACTTCTTGGCCTGCAGCGCCACGCGCGTGCCGCGCAGTTCCGCGATGACGTCGACGCCCTGGTCGCCGATACCGCCGATCACGGTGACGCGCCAGCCGGCGGCCCGGAGCAGCTCGGCGCAGTGGGCCTCGTACTCGATGGGGCTCATCGTGGACAGGTCCAGGCCGAGGATGTGGCGCTTCCGGCGCTCGTTCTCGCGCACCGCGAAGACGACCAGCAGCGCCACGAATCCGGCGGTTGGCCACGGGTGCTCGATGGCAATGCCGACCAGCAGCGCGAGCCCGAGTCCGATGGCCACCAGGCCGCCTGAGATCACCCGAAACATCCCGTCAAGGTAGCACATGGCCAACATGAATGTCGCGATGTCGCTGACGCTGGCGGACACCGCCAGCGCGCCGCTGCGTGCGTTCATCGGCATCGTCGAGCGCCTGCAGACCACCGCGAACCGTCTGGTGCCGCGGCTGGAGGCCATGGCTGCTGGCATCACGAACGTGATCCGCGCGGCCAGCAACAGCAGCGCCGTGGAGCGGCTGGCCGGCCACGTCGGCACGTTGAACGCCGCGCTCGGGAACACCCAGGCCGCGGCCCGTGGCGCGGCGACCGGCATTGGCAACGTGAGCGCGCGCGCATCGTCCGGGGGAACTGCGGTCTATGCGCTCGAGCAGGCCGTTGCGGCCATGACCGGAGCGCTGACCCGCGCCGCCGGTGTGATGACTTCGACGGCTGCAGGCATGCAGCAGATGGGCGCCGGCGCGCGGACTGGCGCCGGGCACCTGAACGCCGCCGGCGCTGCCGCGCAGACCGCGAACCAGCACTTCAGCTCGCTCCGGCAGACCATGGTCGGCATGGCGCAGCTGTGGGGCGCCATGAAGCTCAAGGACGGCTTCGTGGCTTCGGTCACCGGCGCGTCCGCCTTCGAGACCAGCAAAGCCCGCGCGCAGACGATGGGCCTGACGGACAGCGAGCGCGCGCGCATCGAGACCGCAGCGCTCGCGGCGAAAACGCTGGTGCCGCAGTTCGACCGCCGGCAGACGTTCGAGATGGCGATCGACCTCAAGAACGCCATGAACTCGCTCGACAACGCCCTGAAGGTGTTGCCCGAGATGGCCCAGTTCGCGCAGAACCTGAAGAGCCAGACCAAGGACGGGAAGATCGACGACAACATCCTCGTCAACGTCGGCAAGATCCTCCAGCAGCGCGGCGCCGTGACCGATCCGGCCAAGATGCGCGCCGAGGCCGACATGCTGCTCAAGATCATGACAGCCACGCAGGGCCGCGTGAACGTCGAGACGATGTTCAGCAACCTGTCCCAGATGAAGGGCGCGCTGTCGGGCGACAACGTCAGCCGCGACTTCCTGCCGGTGCTCGCCGGCCTGGCCGAGATGAACCGCAACGGCAACGGCGGCACGCTGGGCACGCAGCTGACGACCATGGCCCGCTACGTGATGGGCAACGTCGCGAACGGCATGAGCGCCAAGGAGGCGCACCGCCTGGGCCTGCTCGAGCATGAGCCGCAGTGGAACACCCTGGGCAACATCGACCTGAAGAAGTCCGAGTTGCGCATGAAGGGCTCGGCGCTGTTCCAGCAGAACCCGCTGGAGTGGGTCAAGCAGTTCCTGCTGCCAGCCATCGCGCGGTCCGGCGCCGACATGGGCGACGCGAACGAGATCAACGCCATCATCAACCGGATCTTCAAGGACCGGAATGCCGGCGAGATCGCCGGCACCATGGCGACGAAGCACCGCCAACTCGACGCCGACGCGGCCAACGTGAACCGCGCGCTGGGCAGCAAGGAGCAGACCGAGATCAACTCCCAGACCTCGCAGGCGAAGTGGGACGCGCTGACCGGCAAGCTGCGCGACCTGGCGATCGTCGTCGGCGAGAAGCTGCTCCCCCCGCTGCGCCTCGTGGCCGACGTGCTCGCGAAGATGTTCGACGGCGTCGGTGCCTTCTTCAAGGCCTTCCCGGCCAGCGCGACGTTCCTCGTCTGGGTCACGGCACTCGGTGCTGTCGGCCTGGCGGTGCGCGGCTTCATGGGCCTGTTCGGGATCCTTGGCACCTTCAGCGGGCTGATCGGTGGCGTGGGCACCGCGGCCACTGCCGCGGGCGCCGCGGCCGGTACCGGTTTCTTCGCCCGGCTGGCCGCCGGGTTCGCTTCCTTCGGTGGCTTCGGCGTGCTGATGACCAGGCTCGCCGGCGTGGTGGCTTTCGCCTTCACGCGCATGATCCCGCTGGTCGGGGTGCTGCTGCTGGCCTGGGACTTCGCGAAGATCCTCGGCAACGTCGAAGTCTTCGGCAAGAGCCTGAAGGCCTGGGCCGGCGACTTGGTGGACTTCATCATCGGCCGCTTCAAGTCGATGTTCAGCTTCATGGCCGCGGCCTTCGAGGCTGGCCACGCCGCTGGGCGCGCCATCGCTGACGCGCTCCGCATCCCGAGCGGTGACGCGCGCCCCGGCCCGCGCCGCGGCGGCAACGCTGCGGAGCGCCGCGGGCTGGTCTACGTGGCGGCGGGGGAGGGTGGCACGGCCGGCGACTTCGCTCGGGTCGATCGCGCGCCTGACGCTGGCCGCCTCGATGGCCGCGCCGTTTTCGACGGCGCCTACCGCGGCATGCGGTCGGACGCGCGCGCGCCGGCAGCCCCTTCGATTGGTGCTGGGACTGGCGCCGCGGGCTCAACTGGCGGCGGCGGTGGTGGTGGTGGTGGGATGCGTGCTGTCCGCACGCCTGATGGCGCCATCGTGCTGACCCCTGTCGAGCCGCGCAATGCGCCTTCGTCCATCGACAGCCTGGGACCGATCACCGTCGATGCTCCGAGCGTCGGCAGCGCCATCGGCGCGCTGCCAAGCCCCGAGGTGTTGACGCAGGTCGCAGCCGCGGTGGTGGAGGTGACCCGGGCCACCAGCGACATGTCGCGCTCGATGGCCGACGCGGCGCGCTCCGGCTTCGGTGACATGTTCTCCAGCATCCTGCGCGGCAGCGAGAGCGGCGGCAAGGCGATCGAGCGCTTCTTTCAGAACATGAAGAACCGCTTCCTGGACATGATCGGCCAGAAGCTCGGCGACGCCCTCTTCGAGTCGCTGTTCGGCAGCATGCTCAGTGGAGGCAAGGGCGGCAAGGGCGGCGGCGACGGCGGCTGGCTGGGCATGCTGTTCAAGGGTGTCGGCATGCTGTTCGGTGGCAGCAGCAGCGGCGGCGGCGCGAGCGGCGCCAGCATGGACGGCTGGGTCAGCGGCGGCGGGTACTCGGTGGGTGGCGCCGGCGCCGGCATGGCCACCGGCACGAACTACGTGCCGCGCGACATGGTGGCGGTGATCCACAAGGGCGAGGCGATCGTGCCGGCGAAGTTCAACCCGGCCGCGATGGGCCTGGGCGCCGGCGGAGGCATGCCCAGCAGCCTCAACGTCACGTTCGACCGCAGCATGCGCAACGAACGCGTCATCGACCTGCTGGACGCGCACATCCAGCGCGAGCTGGCCACGCGCGGCTGATGGCATCCCTGACCGCCTATCCGCGGAACGTGCGCGCGGACGGCACGGCGCTGCTCGTGTTCAAGGGGCCACCCGACGTCGCGGTCGCCTGGGCGGTGAGCGGCTCGGGGGCCATTTCGGACGAGAGCCTCTACACCGACTCGCAAGGCCTGGCTTCGGCGAAGTACACGCCCGGCACGGTCGGCGCGACGGTGACGGTCACGGTGACGCATGGCGCTTGAACTGCTGCACGGCCCGGCGCCGATCCAGAAGCTGGACGAGACGGCGATCACCGACTGCACCGGCTGGCATCAGGCGGCCTGGGACGACTCGGTCGGCCTCATGACGTACAGCCTGACCATGGGTGGCATGTGCGTCGTGCAGATGGACGGCACGATCTGCCTGCGCAGCTCCTACGCGCCGCAGACCATCGCGCTCGACCTGCAGGACGACGGCCACTACCTCACGGTGCACGGGACGAATCAGTACATCTCCGACTTCCGCAAGCAGTCCTGCACGCGCGGCGACCTGATCGGCAGCGGTGCTGTGAACTACGCCTACCAGATCGTCTGCCGCACCGATGATCGCTACATCCAGGCCATCGGCAACCTGATCCATTCGAAGGTGCTGGCCAGCAGCGCGACCAACACCTTCCCGCTCGAGTACACGCTGTCGATCACGCGCTCGCTGCCGGGGTTTGGCGCCGCGGTGTCGAAGATGGCCGAGCACGATGTGATCGCCATCGCGCTGCAGAGCGGTGAGATCGTCTACTACAACGTCGCCACCCAGACGCAGCTCGACCGGCACGACTACATCCCGGCGAACAAGGGCGCGTGGTACTCGCAGAAGCACGGCGTGTTCGTCGCGCTGTTCGCCGACGGCACCATCAGCGTCTATGCCGCCACGCCGCTGCCGGACTCGCTGTCGGACATCGAAGACGACGACTCGGACCCGGACCGCGGCCAGGTGTTCAAGGTCAAGGTGCAGGTGCTGGGCGACGAAGGCGAGCCGTGCCCGGGTGAACTGATCGAATGGTCGAAGCTCGGCTCCGGCGACCTGACCGCGACGCAGAGCGAGACCGACGCAGATGGCTGGGCCCGCACCGGCTACGCGATCCCGACCAGCGCCACTGTGGGCGGCAGTTTCGACATCACCGCCGAGTTGAAGTTCTGAGAGCCATGTTCCGACAGAACTTCACCTCAGACCTGATCCAGTACCGGGACTGGCCGGAGGATTGGGTCGAGACGGTGCACGGCGACGGCGGCACGGTCACCTACGTGACGCGCAGCTACACGCCCGTCTACTGGCCAGACCTCTGGCCGCTGAACCAGGTCGAGAGCATCGCGTTCGTGCGCGGCATGTTCACGATGCCGCAGCCGACGCCGACGTCGCCGTTCATCATCTGCGTGCTGGCGCAGCACCTGATCACGTCGTTCCCAGCCAACGAAGGCCGAATCCATCAGTGGGACGGCATGACCGGGGCGTACATCGGGGCGGTCCTGAACCCCGATGGCGGGTTGGGCGAACTCTTCAACGGCGCGCTGACGCAGGGCCCGGATGGCGCGATCTGGCAGGAGTCGCACTACATCACCTCGAGCTTTTTCGAGAAGAGCCGGACCACGTTCGCAGAGATCCCTGGGACGCGGCACTACGCCTCCGAGTTCGGGCAGACCGCGCTGTTCCATCACCTGGTCGACAAGTCGGTCAGCCCGAACCTGCTGGTCACAACGACCGGCACCGACCTGGCGCTCGCCATCCTCAACGTCTTCGACATGACCTCCAAAGAGGTGGTGCGGCAAATCCACTTGAGCGGCAACGTGCGCCAGCTCGTGGCCGAAGACGATGGCAAGTGCTTCGCGGTGCTCACCAACAACATGGTCAACAGCGTCAACTACCTGACGGGCGAGATCCTCGCGACATTCAGGGCACCGCTGGACTATCACGCGAGCACGCTATATGCGTGGTCGAAACAGCTGCGCCGGTTCCTGGCGTTCTCCTACGAGGAAGACGACGAGGCCGGCGAGTGCCAGTGCCGAGTCATCGGCTTCCACCCAGTACCGCTGGCGGTGAAGCTGACCGCGCCGATCCCGCTGCGGGCGCCTCGCAAGCACCGCAAGATCCCGGTCCTCGTGCGCGCCATCGGTGACGCCGGCGAGCCCATCTCTTCCACCCGCATCACCGTCACCGCCAGCGATGGCGCGACGTTGGTGCGCTTCGCGCAGCCTGACGCGGCCGGCGACGCGCTGATCACGATCCAGTGCGATGCCGACGGCGATGGCACCGTGAACGCGAGCGCCGAGGTAATCGACACATGACGACGCTCACCACGACCGGCACCTTCACGATCGGCGACGGCACGCTGGCCGAAACGTCCACCACCCTGCACATCCTGCCCGCGGCCGGCGTCGGCTCCGGCCCTGGCCGGCTGATTCACCCGACGCTGGGCACCTACGACTACGCCCGCCCGCCTGACGTGTGGGTCAACGTCGACGGCGACGTGATCATCCCGCCGGTGTGGGCTTCGGCGAAGACGCTCAAGGGGGCGGCGAACACGCTCTTCGCTGGCGACATCCGCGATGTGGTGGTCGACGAGCAATGGACCCAGTCGGTGGCCGTGGAACTGGCCATGGCGCGCATGCTGATTGCGATGTGGCAGAGCCCGCCCGACCCGGCCGACGGCTTCGTGCAGTGGTATCCCAGCTATGCGAACGACCTCGGCTTCAAGGTCGTGCTGCTGGACCTGACGATCGGGCAGGGCGGCGGCATCTCCTTCACGCCGCTGGTCAAGAACGGTAGCGGCTTCGTGCGTGGGCCCGTGCGGCTCAAGATGCGCATCGTCGATCGGGTCTGACGTGGATTCGGACTGGTCGCCCATCGCGCTGGATTCCAAGCGCGAGGTCACGGTGTTCCTGCACGACGCCACGCCGCTGGAGGTGCTGCAGGAGAGCAGCACCGGTGTCGACATCACCCGGCACGTCGAATCGGGCCGGCAGTCAGCGAAGGAATGCAGCCTCACGCTGCGCTGGCACCACGAGCTCACCGGCGTCGACGAGCCGACCATCGACCAGGTGATCGAGGTCCGGCTGTCGGACCAGCAGCTGTGGGTCGGCGTCCTGCAGACGATCGACGACTACCGCACCGAGAGCGGCGAGCGGTCGATGCGCGTCGTGGCCCGGTCGCGCGATGCCACGCCGTTGTGGCGCAACACCCGGCGCGTGACGCCGATCTACCCCCTGGCCACGTCGGTCAGCTACATCGCCGAGCAGGTGGCGCTGGCGATCGGTCTGGACGCCGCGGAGATCAGCCTGCCAGACGTCGGCATCTACACGGTGCACAGCAACACCCAGCTGGCCGACCTGACGCCATGGCAGATGCTGACGACGCTGCTGCAGCCGGCCGGCCTGGAGCCCTTCGTCACGGCGCGCGGCCGGCTCGGCGCGATCAGCCGCGACACGCAGCGACCGGCCGACATCGTGATCGCCGACGAGCGCCGCCTGCTGCGAATCGGTGGCTCGAAAGGCCGCCCGACCATCTCCGAGGTGCAGGTGAAGTGGCTCGATCCGCTGCTGACCGAGGTGGCGCAGCAGACGCAGATCCTCGGGCAGGCGACGATCACTGCCGGCTTCTTCCAGGTGAAGCAGAAGAAGAAGATCACTTTCAGCCAGGATGAGCGGCAGCGCGCGCGCGACACCTACCTGGTGGTCCGCCAGTCGGCGAACTCCGGCCTCCTGCGGGTGTGCAAGGAAGAGTATGCGCAGACGACCCAGCAGGCCGGCGAGATCAGGCTCACCACGCACTACTGGGTGCCGGCGCTGGCCACCTATGCGATGTTCCTGAAGCTGCAGGCGCACTCGACGCCAGACGGCGTGGCCGGCGCGGCCACCATCCCCGCGGGCCGGCTGATGGAGTACGCAGCCGACGCCACGCTGTTCCTGACGATGATGTCCATCGGCACCGGGCAGTACGAGGTCTGGGGCACGCCTTTCGACTACGTCCACGCCCGCAATACGACGTCGGCCTACAACAAGGCCACGAAGCCCTGGGCCGTCAACGTCGCCGAGATCGAAAACGACTTCGTGACCAACGACGCGCAGGCCAAGTCGTTCGCGGTGCGCGAACTGATCTACGAGTACCGCGCGGCATCGTCGTGGGGCCTGACGATCGTCGATGACCCGCGCATCGAGCCGGGCGACATCATCGAGATGCCGGAAGGCGAGCGGGTCTACGTGACCGACTATGCGCGCGAGATCAAGAACGGCGCGCCGGCCGTGCTCGACGTGCAGGGTTTCAGGGTCTGAGGCATGGGCACGCTCACCTACCTGATGCGCGCCCAGTTGCGCGACGCGCGCAAGGAACTGAACGGCAAGATCCTGACGCGGCCGCAGCTGCTGGTCACCGATGGCACCAACCTGATCTATGCCTGCGACGTCGACATCGGCGTGCGCGATCCGAAGGGCGACGACCAGGTGAACCTCCTGGTCGATCAATTCAACACGATCCTTCGGAACGTCCCGGTCGCTCGCTCTGACTACCAGCTGATTTACGCGGAGGTGGGCGCAGCGGTGCGCTTGCGGCGCAACGACTCGGGCCAGTACGAGATCTTCGGATTCAGCGACGAGATGCCGGGCAAGTACGTGCGCATCGGCGTCGACCTCGAGGACCTGGCGCTCGACCCGGACGAGGATGTGTCCGTCGTTGGCCGCGTGGTCGCCTATGGCGACCTGATCGACTTCGGCCTCTACGGCGAGGTGCCCTACGGCATGACCGCGCTGTACGTCGGTGACACCCTGATCGACACCAGCGCACCGCCGACGCCGCCGGAGTCCGAAGAGGACGACGGCACGCTGATCGGCGAGGGCGAGATCACCGAGCCGACGCAGCCGATCAACGGCACCGGCTGGGATGTGGTCGAGAGCCGGATCCTGCGCAACATCCTGTCGAGTGGCGGCACCGTCACGCACGTCTATTTCCAGTACCTCTTCAACACGACGTCGAGCGAATGGGAGTGGGTCGAGATCAAGAACCTGACCGGCTCGAGCCTCGATGCGTGGTTCAACCAGGCGAGCGCGAAGTTCGCAATCGCCAACGGCTGGAGCCTGAGCCTCACGCCGCTGGCGGTCGGCGTGCACGCGGTGCGCTGGAAGAAGGATCAGGTCGAGGTCTTCGACGGCATCACCTACGGCGACGTGATGCGCGACCCCGAGTTGGTCACGCCGTCGATCGCCTTCGAGTTCCCGCGGGTCATGGGCTCCGACGGCAGCAAGTTCGTGCTGATCGGCGACGACAGCCACGTCTACAGCTCGACCGACGGCGAGACCTGGACGAGCGAGGGAGCGATGGCTGGGCCCAGTTTCCCGGCGCACATCGGCAGCGCCACGGACGTCACAGCCGACATCAACAGCGGGCTGCTGAACATCAGCGGGCGCTGGTTCCTGGCCTACGGCCAGGGCCTGTACTACACCGACGACGGCGATGCCCAAGCGGGCTGGGGCAGGCCGCTCGGGCTGCCGTCCGAACTGACCTCGGGCCGGTACGCGAACACGCTGATCGTGCACAGCGGCTACCTCTATGCGGCGGTGGTTGGCGAAGCGGCCGGCATGACGCAGATCTACCGTTCCGACGACCTCGGCGACACCTTCACGCTGCACTCGGCGATCCCGGGCGAGATCTTCCGATTCCACGTCGGGGTGCTGGGCAACCTGTACGCGATCACGAAGAACTACACCGCCTTCCGGCTCTCTGGCGGCGCCTGGGTCGTGGACACCGACATGCGCGTGCCGTACCCAGCCTTCCGGCACGACGACGACAACACCTACTTCACCGCGCTCGCGCCGAGCGGCCTGGTGGGGGCGTACTTCGCCAACTCCGAAACCATCGTTCCGATCGTGCCGCCGGCGGCATTCGGTTGAGGAAAGCTCATGACCCTATCGCTCCAGCTGCTGGCGAACGGTGACACCAACTACGTCACCAAGCACAACTCCAACCTCGCCAACATCAAGTCCGCAATCGAGGCGCTGCAGTCGCTTCTCTCGGCCCAGATCTCCTATGCCCAGGGGCCGGGCGGGCTGATGAATGGCCAGTACGGCACCGACGTCGCTCTGATCGGTGGCGGCAGCTACGAGCCGAGCGAATCAGGCGACACGCTGACGGTCGCCGCGGGCGCTGCCTGGCTGCCATCTGCGGCGACGGTGGTGATCAAGACCAGCCCGACGCCGTTCAGCTTCACAGGCCAGCCCGCCGACACCTACTACATCACCGCGGACAACTCGGGCAACCCGGTGCGCAGCACCGACTCGACTGATGCGCTGTGGTCGGTCGAGTGGGATGGCGCGGACCTGACCGACATCACCCGGGTGGCGTACACGTTCTGGAGCGTGGCCGACATGACCGACGCGCTGACCAGCACGGCGCTCGGGGCATCGTACGGCGACCTGCGATCGCGGCTT